GCTACCCACGGGCGGTCACCAGACCGCGTATCGGCGCACAGAACAAAGACATGACGGCGGAGCCCTTCGGTACAAAAGGAAAGATCAGAGGCCGATGGCCAGATGCGCCGGAAGGCCGGGCGACGACAAGCCGCCCGGCCGTGAAGCCGGTCGCTACGCGGTGACGGTCACGCCGTACTCGGCGCGCGCCGCGACGAGCTGCGCCAGCACCTGCTCGCGCAGCCGGTCGAGGTGCGCCTGCACGCTGTCGAGCACCGCCAGATACTGCTCGGGGTCCAGCGGGCCCATCGGCTCGTCGCGGGACGGCTCGAACAGCACGTGCGGCACGTTGCGGCACGGGTCCGTGCTGTACGGGTCGACCTGCACCCGGGCCGACAAGATCGCCATCGACTCGTCCATCCCCGGGAACACCAGGGACACCTCGTCGGCACCGTGAATCAGGTCATCCAGCATGCCGCGCTGGTCGGTGAGGTGGCTGGACGTGCAGAATTTCGGACACGTCTCAACGATCTGACCGGACGGGATGATCTCCCGCAGCCACGTCCGCGGACGGGGGGCGGCGGGCGGCGAGGGCTGGGCGACGGCGGGGGTCTGCGTTACAGTCATGCTGAAGCTCCTTCGTTTTGCGATGGCGGACTTCCTGCCAGCGGTTGGCCCCGCTGGGACTTGCGGCGGCCGGGTGGTGGTACACCCGGCCGTTGTGCTGTTCAGGGGGGCTCAGCCCAAACGGTCGTAGGCCCAGTTGTGGTAGAGCCGCCCGTCCGGGGCCACCATCGACGCGGGGATCGGCGGGTTCCAGTCGACGAAAAGCCCGTGGCCCGATCTGAAGTCCAGCAGACCCTCCGCCTTCAACAGGCTCATGGCGTTGCCGACCGTGCGCGTACTGACGCCAGCCGCGGCAGCGATCGCCTCGGCTGAGGGGATGCGCTGTTCCATGCGCCACCTGTCGGCGTCCATCTCGGCCCGCATGAGGTCGGCGACCTGCCCGGTCTTGTTCGATCCACTGACGGGGCGCCAGTGGATCGGCATGGGGGCGTCGTCGTAGTTGTAGGTGCCGTTGTGACGGGGGTGCTCCGTCTGGATGGCGGCCTTCTCTGCTGCCAGCGCCTCCGGGCGACTGGGGTGCCACGTGATGTCGCGGCGGGTGACCTGGGAGATCCAGCGGGACCCGTTCATCCGGTGTTCTTCGAAGCGTAGTTTCGGGCGCTTGGAGACGCCGATGTAGAGCAGTCGGTCGTCGGCGTCGTAGAGGCGGTAGAGCGCGGTGCGCTCGGCGTTGGAGGGCATAGGCGTCCCTTCGGCAGCACGGACTCGGCGCGCGTTTTGCGCGGTCCGTGTCACTCCCTGACCGTAGAGCTTAAAGCTCCATGTATCAAGCTAACGATGCGAAGAAGACGAAAACCCCCGCCACTGGGGCGGGGGCTGTGGTGGTGCAGCGATCAGGAAACGGGCAGGTGATAGCCCATCTTGTACAGGTGACTGGACTTCACAAGCACAGTCACTTCGATGGGGCGTCGATCGTCGCTGTAAACGATCCGGAAGATCTCCAGGACGGGAGCGTCGCCGGGGATCTCCAGCAGCTCGTACTCCTCCGTCGTGGCCGATCGGGCGGCCACCTCGTCGACCTGCTCCCGCGGCGGGTATCCCAGCTCGGCAAGGAGAGTGGGTGAGCCGCCTCGAATCTTCCGCCGGTCAGTCAGCCGGGTGCCGCGCGCCAACTCGATTGGGTAATACGAGTGCGTCAGCTCGGCCGGCTCATCGTTCAGCAGCCCAAGTCGCGTTCTTAGGACCGCTGGAGCGCCCGCCTCGATCCCCAGGCCCCGGGCGACGCGCTTCGGGGTGGGCACCTCGCCAACCCGCAGGATCTCGTTGCTTCCTCGCTGGCCGCGTGTTGCCGCCTCCGTGGTCCACCGGTAGGGCTCCCCCGAATCAGACGGGTTCATGTAGGAGACGGGCGTGATCGTCTGGGTTGCTCGGTCGCGGACAAAGACGCCAGTTCCAGACCGTCCTTCGAGCAGTTGCTCCGCCTTCAAGATGTCCAGGGCGCGCTGGATTGTGACGTTGGACGCCTTGTGCGCCTTGATCAGATCGTCAGTCTTCGGGATCTGATCGCCAGGCTCCAGTTCGCCGCTCATGATCTGGGCGCGGATGATGTTCGCGATGCGCTGAGCCTTGGGGCGCTTGTCCTCGGTTCGTGCCATCAGTCGACTCTCATCTCGTAGCGCATGCGGTGCGGCCCTCGCGTGACCATCGTGGCCGCTTCGAACGGTGCGCCATCCCCGGAGGCGCTTGTGCGGAGCAGGCTGAACACGGGCTGGCCCTGCTCGATGCGGAGAGCCAACGCTTCGTCGTCTGAGGCGCCTCGTGCCTCTACGTCTTCAGTGACTCGCGCCGCGATGAAGCCCAACTTGGCGAGCAGTGTCGGTGCGCCACCCGGGATCTTTGCCTTCACAGCTAGCGCCGTTCCTGATGCCACCCGGGTTGGGTAGTAGGAATCGGCCAACTCGATCGGGGTGCCGTCGAGGGAGATGACTCGGCGGCGGACGATGACAGTTTCGTCCTCGCCCAGGTCGAGCGCTTGCCGGATTGCCACAGGTGGCGCAACCGGACCCACTTCCACGAGCTTCTGTGTTCCGCGGCCCGCGGTTTCCTTGGTCCAGGCGTCGGGCTCGCCGGGTTCCTGGGGGCGCAGGTACGGCATCGAGCTACTGATCCAGCTGATGTCGCTGGTGGCGGGGTCGGGGCCGGTGGACTTCATCTTCCCAGCTTATTGCCTTGATGAGCATTTCCTAGTGGCGTGAAGCGGACACGCATGACCGCTAGTGCTTGCTGCTATCCGTATCAAGGTGTTAAGTTCGTTGGCAGACGCGAAGCCTGCGATTGGAGCCAAACGTGCTGCGTGTGAAGGAGGTCGCCGACCGCCTGAGAGTGCACCCCGCAACGGTCTACCGGTGGATCGCCGACGGCCGCCTCCCCGCGGTCCGGTACGGCATACCGGTTGACCCCGACCAGCCCATCAAGGGCGGAGGCGGATCGATCCGCATCCCCGAAGAGGCGCTGGCCGCCGCTGACCTGGCGGCTCCGAAGGCCGCCTAACCGAAAGTGCCCCAGCCGATGCGACTCAACCGCTCGGCCGGGGCTGACCACCCGAGATCGTCAAGTCTTTCCTGAGAGGAGTGTCCCGTGAGGTTTCCCGCGATCACCGTCAAGCAGGCCGTGCGCAGGTGGGAGGAGCGCGCGAACCGTCCGTTGACGGCGGAGCAGTACGAGCAGGACGCGGAGTTGAATTTCCGTGAGGCGCGGCGCACGGGTAACCCGGTTTTCGAGGCGCATGCGCGGTTCGCGAAGTTGCATGCGGAGCGGACGCGGCGCGGTCTGGTGACGATCACTGACTTGCCGGCGGAGGTTTTGCGGCGGTGGGAGTTCGAGCGCGCTTCGGCGCTCTACGACGCTCACCTGCCCCGTTAGTCCCGGGGTGCCGTCTCGGGGGTGCATCCCCGAGACGGCGTTGGCCCGGATCACATCACTGAGAGAGGGATCGAACCATGAGTAAGTCTATGTCGTCGGCCGATCGGGCCGCGCATGCCGCGGGTTCCCACGTCCGCTCGTTTCTGTCCGTTGCTGGGGAGGAGGCGTTGCGTCGGTCGTATGCGGCGACGCAGCGGATTCTGTCCGAGGAGTATGACGCCGCGCTCGTCGAGCGGGGTCTGGCTGAGTACCGCGCCTACGCCGACGGGGTGGCGGCGTGATGGACGCGACCGACATCGCCACGAAGTCCGCGAAGATTCTCGCCGACCGGTTCGACGCTGACCGTTTCTGGTTCGCCAGTAGCGGCCTGTTGGCCACGGGTGAGGAGATTGCCCAGCACCTGGAGTCTGTGCTCGCCCTGTTGGAGCGCGGGGGTTGGGTTCGGAGCTACGGCGCCAGCAGCGACGGCGAGGCGGTCGTTGTAGAGGACCTGGAGGAGACCGCGTCCACGGCGAGGATGGTCCGCCACTTGGTCAAGGTCGTGACGGCGGTTGTCAGGGATCTCTACGGTTCCGGCCCGTCGGAGCTGACCCTGTCTGAGGTCATGTGGCAGGGCGGGAACAGCGACCTCCAGTTCGCCGCTACGCGTTGTCTCGATCTGGTGCTCCAGGCCCAGCTTGGCGGCCCGTGGGCGTCCAGTATCAGCTGGTCTTCCCGCCCTGAGCGGACGTTTGACGAGGTTCGCGACCTGCTGCTGACCGGTGCGGTGTTCGCCCGCGAGCACGGGCCGGCGGGGGTGGCGGCGTGAGCGCCGACGCCGCGTGGCCCGAGGGCGTCATCGCCCGGTACGTGACGGTCGGCGGGGGGGCGGTGGATCTGTGCCATGAGCGTGTCCCCGGTGACAGTCGGGCGATGGGCACTGCTGCCGCTTGCGCTGGGTGTCCCGCTACCTGCTTCGAGCCGCATGCGGACTACGTCACTCGTTCCGGTGCTGACAATGCGGCCCGGGAGTGGGCGCAGTCCCACGCTGCCACCTGCCGGGCCGTGCCGAAGCCGGGGGGTGCGTCGTGAGTGCGCTTACTCCTCCGGCGGATCAGGGCCTTGCTGCGGCGCAGTTGGCGGAGCAGGTCCGGCAGCACATGGAAGCCGCGAAGGCCGCTGCGGAGGCTGCTGAGGCGGCCCGCCAGCAGGCTGAGGCGCTGAGGGGGCAGCGGTGAGTGCGAATCCGCACGAGCAGGAGCCGACTCCGCCCGAGTGGCCTACCCCTACGCCGGTCCGTGAAGAGGCCGACGAGGACCGCAGTACCAGCATCCCGCTCGACATCGTCTAACCGCTCCGAGCCCGGGCCGGCCAACACCAACCCCACGGCTGGCCGGCCCGGGCCACCCCAGCGGCTCAGGCCGACACCCCGGACAACTACCCCCACCGTCCCACGGTCGGCCCGGAGATCGGCCAGCCACCCCACCCCGGAAGGAACCACCCGCCATGCGCCTGCACGCGGCAGGGATTCTCCTGCCCATCCCCCTGATCGTCTTCGCCACTCTGCTTAGCCACCGCTGACCTGTAGCCCTGGCCGCCCGGACCCCGTGCCCGGACGGCCAGGAAATCACTCAGCAACCACCACCCGAACCCCTACCGAAAGGCAGTCATGAGCATTTTCGATGCCCTGGGCAACGCCACATCCACCGCGTACCACGGCCACAAAGCGCAGAAGGAAGCGGCCCGGTTCGCGGCCAGTGTGAGGCCGGGCCACACCTACTACAGCGTCGCTACCATCCACGGGGGGCACCCCGGCCTGCCCGATCAGGTACTCCTGGAGTGGCGGTTCAGCAAGCCGGGCCGCTGGATCGGCCAGGGCGCCAAGGACGGGCACCTGACCGCCGCCGGGGCGTGGCTCGGCTACGGGCCGCTGCACGCCACCCGGCCCCCGGGTCTGATGACGCACAAGGAGCTCAGTCGCCGTCCGGGCTGCTACCCGGACGCCGAGTCGATTCCGTTCGGCGAGGTCCGACTCTCCCCGGCGGGTGTGTGACATGGCGACGTCGACTGAGACGTTCCGCGGCGCCCGCACAGAGGGCGGGTGCGTTGTTGTCACCGTCACGGTGACTACCCGGTTGGGCTCGTCGTGGGGCACCTGGGAGTGCGCTTGTGGCCGGTCGGGGGCGGACGGCACGAGCCGTACCCACTTCAGGTCGACGGTGGACACGGTCGTCCTCAAGCAGGCCGCGGGTGCGCACGTCGCGGTCTGCGACGGGACCGGGGAGGCGTGATGGGCTGGACTATCAGTCACGGCGCCCCGAATCCCGGCGGACGGTTCGACGGGTACCACTCCCTTAGTTACGGGCGGGTTGGTGAGTGGCGGGACGCCCTGCTGTCGCTGGGCCTGTCGGGCCGGGACGCGGCGATCCTGAGGCCCCTGACTCAGCGCCGGACCGACAGTTGGTTCGAGGTTGAGCCCCGGCGGGCGGCTGCGATTGCCGCCGTCCTGCGGCAGGTTGTGCATCGGATGCCGCGTGGGCAGCGGGAGATGACGGAGACTCTGGCGGCTGCGGCTGAGCGGGCGTCGGCGGCTGGCGAGAAGTGGCGGTGGTCGTGATGGCCGCCAGCATGGCCGTGTTCGAGGAGCTGCTGACCGACGTCGGCCCGGACCTCGGCGACGAGGTGGAGGCGTGGCTGCACGACCCGGCCCGTACCGCGCACCGCCTGGTGTCCCTGCCGACGGCGGCCCTCGTCGAGCAGGCCCTTGGTGCGCAGCCGGCCGCCGAGGTCGCCGGCCCGGTTCTGCCGGGCGGGGCATGGCGGGTAATGCCCGACCGGCTACTCGCCTTGCACCCGGGCCGGCGGCCGGAGCGCCTGGAGCGGCTGCGTATCCCCGTCGCCCAGCACCTGGAGCTGACCGCCCGGGTGCTGGAGGAGTGGGGGTGGGCTCAGCCCGGACGGCACAACCGCACGATCACTGGGGGCCGGTGCCCCCGCGGCGCCCAGTACGCGCTGTTCAGGCTCGGGTACGGCACGGAGCACACCCTCTACGAAGGCGCGCGCCGCATCCAGGGAGTCCTCGCCCAGCGCGGCGTGACCGCCCCGTACTGGGAGTGGAACGACTGGGCCACCACCACCCACGAGCAGGCCATAGCCGTCGTGCGCGCCGCGGCGGTGGTGACGTGATGCCCACCGTGCTGATCGCCCGCCCGGCCCGGTCCTGGCGGCAGGTCCCGCTGGCTGCGCTGCTGCTGGCCGCACAGGTCGCGGTCGGGGTGATCGTCCTGGTCCTGCGGACGCTGCGGGCCGTGACCACGCTGACCATCGCCGCCACCGGCCACATCGAGCACCAGCTGGCGACCCGTACCGGCCGTCCCGCCCTGTCCGACACCGGCATCGCCGCACTCGCCGCCGCATTCGCCCACGAGTTCTACGCCGCCTACCACCAGCCCGCCCGATAGGAACGCCATGACCGCCGAAGACGCCCTCGCCGCGAACCACGACACCACGGAGACCCCCGAGTACCGGCGCCTGAACGCCGCCGTCGAGGCCGCCTACATCAACCCCAACCTGCCGGACCGGTACCGCGACCCCCGTGACCGCAAGGACGCCCACAAGCTGCGCTGCCGCTGCACCCCCTCGGAGCCCGACGCCGACGGCTACTGCCTCGCCTGCGGCTGCCAGATCTGACCCACCACCCGATCCGCTGACCTGCAAAGGAGATTCCACCGTGACCGGCCAGTCCACCAACGGGACCACCGTAAACGGCGCCATCCGGCCCCCGCGCGTGCCTGTGCTCGGGGACTGGCAGCCGATACGCCTCGGCGGCGTTCCCGCCATGATCACCGAGCCCGAGCCCGCCCCCGAGCCGATCGTCGAGCCCGTGACCGTCCCCTCCGACCCTGAGCCCCGCATCGACCACATCGCGCTCGCCGAAGCCGAGCGCATCCGGACCCTTGCCGAGGCCGAGGCCGATGCAATCCGCGCCAAGGCAGTCGAGGAGGCCCGTAAGCAGCGCGTCATCAACGACCGTGCCGAGCGGAAAGCCGCCGAAGAGTCCGCAGCGTCTGCGGCCCGCATCGCCGAGAGCAACCGGCGCAAGACCGAGGCAGAGCGCACCACCGCCGACGCCGACAAGCAGGCCGCCGAGCAGCAGGCCGCCGAGCAGGCCGCCGCCGCCGAGATCAAGCACGCCGATGACAAATGGCGGCTCTACGCGATCTGGTTCGCGTTCGTCTGCGGCGTCGTCAGCCTGCCTGTGCAGATGTCGTTCTTCTGGAACCCGAAGGCGCCGTGGATGGCGGCGGCCCCGCTCATGCTCGAAGGCGCGGCGTGGGTCGTCCACCGCGGGGCTCGTGCGGCTGTCGCGAACCGGCGCCCGGTGTGGCACTACCGCACCATCGTGTGGCTCCTCGCGGTCCTGGCTGCCGGGGTGAACCTGTACCACGGACTTCACTCCTTCGATATCGGCACCGCGGTTGCGACGGCGTTCGCTTCGATTGCCGGCCCCGGGGTGTGGGACCTCCACGAGCACGGCCGCATCCGGAAGCGTGACGGGGTCCTGACCCGTCGGGAGCGCAAAGTGCAGGAGCAGGCGGAGAAGGATGCCGCCGCCGAGAAGGCCGCGCGTGAGGCTTCCGCCCGGGCGGAGAAGGACGCCGCTGCGAAGGCCGCCGAGGAGGTCACGCAGAAGCTCGCCGCGGACCGCGGCGAGAGCTTCCCCGAGGTGTGGAAGCACGCCCTGAAACTGGCTGCCGCGCTCGGCGAAACCACCGTCACCGAGGCCGTCTGGCGTCGTGCCCACAAGGACGTCGAGGGCACCGACCCGGGCGACTCCGCGGAGGCTCAGCAACTCCGCAACAAGGCCGCGCGGCGCATGCTCGATGCTCGCGCAGACGCCCCCGAAAAGAGCGTCTGGAAGGGCACAGAAACGGTCGTAAACGCACAGCGTGCAAACCAAATGCCCCGCACTCAGCGGGGGCCCGCACGGAAGCCCCCTGTGCGCCGTGTGGGTGACACCGAGCGGTACGTCGACGCGGCCCGCAAGCAGGCATCCATCACCGCCAAGAACGCCACCGACACCACCCCGCGAGAGGACTTCTGAGATGGCTATCGACCACCTGCCCGACACGAGCGTCGAGGCCGTCGCCACCGTCCCGTCGGTGCCCGTGCAGAGCCCGTTCGTCGACCCCGACTACACCCCGGCCAAGCCCGCGCCGGCCCGCACCGGGTCCGCCGCCATGGTGGTCGCGAAGGCCACCGGGCGCGGCCTCGGAACCGGCACCCGCTGGGTCGTCACCGGGGTCGTACACAGTGCGCGTCAGTGGGTCGAGCTGTACCACGACGACTACCCCCAGATCGTCGCCCTCGCGGTTGCCGAACGGAAGGCCGTCAAGGACACCGCCGAGGCAGACGCGGCCAAGCTCGTCGTGAAGCAGTGGCGCCGCGAGCACAAGCGGCACCGCCTCCAGCACCTCGGCCGGACCAGCCTCGGCACCCTCGCCACCGGCGGCACCCTCGCCATGGGCGGCCTCATCGTCGGCGGATGGCTCGACCTGCTCCTCGCCGGTGTTGGCCTCGGCGCCACGGCATGGCACGGGCAGCGGGGCACGGGGTCTGCGGGAATCGAAGCCGAGCCCGAGCAGCAGGCGATCGGCGCCGCCCTGCAGGGCGATGTCGTCAACGGCGGGGAGGCGCTTCTGGAGGCGTTCGCCGCCATCAAGGTCCCCGAGGGATCCCGTGTCGTGGCCCACCAGCCCGGCCCGGACGACACGTCGGTCACCATCGTGAACCTGCCCGCGAACTTCACCGTCACCAGCCTCAAGGCCAAGACCGAGGAACTGGCGGGCGCCCTCGGCCGCGACGTCACCATGGTCGACATCCGCAAGGCCGGCCACGCCAACCAGGCCGCGGTCTGGCTGTCCAGCCGGGACCCTTTCGAGATTCCCCGCCCGTCACCGCTGCTCACCGGCAGCGCCGCCGTGGACGCCTGGCGGTACGGCATCGCCGTCGCGTGGAACAAGCGGGGCGAGCAGATTCTGCTGCCCATCACCAACTCGAACATCCTCATCGCCGGAATGACCCGCTCCGGCAAGGGCGTTGGGGCCGCCAACCTCACCGTCGGCGCCAGCCTCGACGTGCGCATCAACCTGCGGGTGGTGCCCGGCAAGATGAACGGCGAGTGGGACGCCTACGCCCGCGCCGGCGTCGCCAGCACTTACTTCAAGCCCGACCCGAAGCGACTCCTCGCCCTGCTGGAAGCCCTCAAGGCCGACAAGAACCGGCGCGAGGCCATCCTCGGCAAGCTCGGCAAGTCCAAGATGACCGCGGACACCATCGTCAAGCTCGGCGGCATCGAACTCCTCATCATCGACGAACTGGCTACCTACACCCGGCCCGGCCGCCCGCTGCGTGACGAGATCCTCGAAGCCCTCATCGAACTGTCCGCGGTCGCTGCCGGGGCCGGCATCCTCATGGTGCTGATCACCCAGTACCCGGAGGCCGACGTCATCCCGCAGGCGTTGGCGATGAACTGCGGCACCCGGTGGGCTATGCGCGTCGACAACGCGGGGCAGTCCAACGCGATCCTCGGCGGTGGCGCGTCCGGTTCCGGCCGGGACGCGTCCAAGTTCGACCCGCCCCGGCCGGGGCTCGGCTGGTTGGTCAACCCGTTCGCCAGCGTCACCGACCTCGCCCGGAGTTTCGACCTCGACGAGGACGACCGCGGCGAGATCACCCTGCTCCTGGAGCGGGCGGCACGACTCCGCGACAAGGCAGGCCGGCTGGTCGGCCAGTGGGACGACCCAATCGAGGCCACGTTGCAGCAGGAGACCGGCATGTCGTCGGCCGGCGGCGGGCCGGACCGCAACGGTGTCCCCGCCCGCCTCCTGCACCTGATGGACCCGCAGCAGGCCGCCGCCCACGAGGCGCTCACCGAGTGCGTCGAGGTCATGGACGCGTTCGGCCGGGACGCGCAGGTCGAGGAGGTGGCGGTGAAGCTGGGCATGCCGACGGAGCGGCTGAGTGAACTGCTGCGACTGGCCGGGGCCGGCTCCACCGTGAAGATCAACCACCCGGAGCGCGGGCGCGTGAACGGCTACCGCCGGGGCGACCTCACCGCGCTCCTCAACCGCGCCACAGCCGCCTGAAACACCCCGGACAGGGGGCGGACAGCCGCGCAAACCCGCAGGTCACGGCCCGGACACTCGGTCGGACGGCGGGCGGACGGCGACCGGACACGTCCGCCCCTCGTCCGGGTCCCGCCCGGGTGGCAAACCGGGGCGAACCCGACAGGCATCCGGGGCGCAAACCGGGATTAACAACGCACGGTAACACCGGGGTCAGACCGACCCCGGACCACCCCAACCAAGATCGGAAGGAATCCCATGCCCACCCAACCACCCATGACCGCCGACGAAGTGTTCGACGGCTACGACTTCCGCACCAACGGAGGCCGGGAAGGCACGACCTTCTACTTCCGCGGCCACCTGACCGCCGAGGAGATCGCCGCCACGTACAGCCGCACCTACCCCAATCCCGAGGCCACCGGCTCGTACCGCATCGATGCCGCCAGTGGCCGCCACGCATGGCACGTCTTCACCCAGCACGAGGACGGCTGCTACCTGATCGCCGCCGCCGACGGTCCGTTCGACCTCGACCGCGACTACGACCTCTGCACCTGCAAGGCGGCACAGTCCCGCCAGAACGACGGGCGCGGCTACGAGTACCGGCACCCGCACCCCGCCACCAAGCGCACGCCGGGTGCCATCCCCGTCACCTGGGTCACCGCGGCCTGACCGAGGCCACCGACCGCGTGCGCCACGGCTCCGCCGACTGACATCTGCCCCAGCCGAACCCAACCAGGATCGAAAGGACTCCCATGCCCTACGAGCAGTACGACAAGCCGACCACTCTTCGCGAGGCGGACCAGAACATCGCGTGCATCCAGCGCTGCCAGCGGGAACTCCGCGACCGGGGTCGCACCACTGACGCCGCCGGATGGGACAGCGAACTGATCGAGCAGCAGCAGGCACGCGAGGAGATCAAGCAGCAGGGCAACGCCGCCCTCTCCAAGATCTTCCGCAGCATCCACAGCAAGTGATCGGAGAAACCCCATGCCCAAGCAGACCTACATCATCACCGCCCTCCGGCACGTAGGCGACTACTCGTACTGAACGCCGCAGCCCCACTCGGCAAGATCGAAAGGACCCCCATGGCAGCCAAGATCGTGTCTACCGTCCCGAACAGGTCGGGAGCCCACGTCAACGTCATTGAGAAGAACGGCCCCAACAACCTCGGCTGGGAATGCACTGGCTGCAACACCAGCAACGTCGTCGGCGGCTACGACTTCCAGATCACCCGGCAGGCCCAGGAGCACGCCAACACCTGCTCATTCCTCCCGAGGGGCTGATCGTGGCATCCCTCGCGATCATCTCGTTCGGCTACCTGCACGGGACCCCACCAGACGCCCACATCACGGTCGACCTGCGCACCCACTTCCGAGACCCGCACTTCGACCCGGCGCTGCGGGACATGACCGCCCACGATTGGGAGATCCGCGACACCGTCCTCAATACCCCCGGTATTCGCGCCCTCGTCGACGCCACCGTCGCCATGATCCGCGCCTACCAGGCCGCCCCCAGCCCCGCCCCGCTCACGGTCGCCGTGGGCTGTGCAGGAGGTAGGCATCGCGCTGCGGCATTTGCCATGGAGGTCGGAGCCCGGACGAGTGCCACTGTCACCCACCGCGACCTGACCAAACCCGTCATCAACCATCGAACCGAAAGGACCCCTCATGCCCCTCGACCTCACCGGCAAAGCCTGGGGCCGCAAGGTCATCCCCAAGTTCACCGACGCTGAACTCGCAGACGCCATCGAGACCTACGAGACCGCGCTAGCCGACCCCAACCTCGACCCGAACCCCGACGTGTACCGCGGCCTCATCCGCGAGTGGGAACAGCGCCACGGGCTCGCCGAAAAACCCCGGTACGAGATCTGACACCCGAAAGGAACCCCATGCCCTACCGCCCCGGTGACCGTGTCACCATCACCAACCCCCACCCCGAGAACGCGAAATGGCGTGGCCTGACCGGCACCGTAGTGGACGACGGCTCCAAGTCCGGCGGCCTCATCCCCGTCAAGGGCCTCGATGGTCGCATCAAGGAAGCCGTCGCCGGCTACCGCGGCTTCTACGCCGAGGAGCTGACCCGCGCATGACCACCAACAACACCCTTCCGGAGCCCACCGACCGGGACCTGCTCGACCTCGTCACCATCCACACGCAGATCCGCCAGCAGCCGGCCAGCGCGGGCATATGGGTCCCGCCGATGCCCCCGTTCGAGAACCCCGCGCTCAATCGGCGGGTCCGTCGCCTCGCCGCGGACTACGTCGTCCTTCGGCTCTACCGGGCACACATCGACGCCTGGTGGGCCGAGCGGGACGAGGCCCGGGGCTACGAGGAGATCAACGCCCGTATTCGGGAACGCAACGAGCAGATCATGGCCGCCGCGATGTGGGCGGCGCGCACCCGCGGCGGCGAGATCAAACCATTCCCCACGGAAGAAGCCGCGCGTCGCGCCGTCCACTCCAACAGCATCTACGGCACCGTGCTACGCCGCACACGGCCGGGTGGTCCTTGGATTGACGTCGTCTCAATCCCCCTGGAAGAGATCACGGCAACATCCCGGATCCGCAGCGCCGCCGACGAACTCACGGGGGCCTGACCATGGCATCCCGAACCGTCACCGACTCCGGCATGACCGACCAGCAGTGGGAAGCACAGAACTCCCGCCTCGGGCCGTCCGCCGCCGAGAAGCGCGGCCTGTGCTGGCAGTGCGCCGGCAAGAAAGTCCTCTACACGGCGTTCGGCGGCGTACAGCGCGAGGTCGACTGCGGCGAGTGCCGCGGCACCGGAAAGGCGTGAGATGAACCTGTCGTTCCCCACCCGGCTGGGCGAGAAAGTCATCGTCCGCTCAGGTCCGCTCGGGTCGCGCTGGTCATGCTCAGGCTGCAAGCAGACCGGCACTCCCCGCAAGGCCGACCTGGAAAAGGAAGCCGCCAGGCACGCTGCCGCCTGCCGATACCGCAAAGGTCAACTCGTCCCGGACCTGCGGGGCTGGGACTGCGCCCGCTGCAACTTCGGCAACCACCGCGCCGCCCCGACCTGCGCCGGATGCGGCGCCCACGCCCGCCTCGCCGCCATCTGGTGACCAAGCACAACCAGAGAAGAGGCTGACCATGTACCCGACCGGCACCCACGTCACGATCCGCTCCGTCGACCACCTGCCCGGCAAGCACCGCAACCTCATCGGCCGGGAGGGCATAGTCGGCGATCACGAGAACGGCATGAACATCCTCACCGCCACCGGCTGGGTGATCGGCGGGCACTACGCCTTCCCCGACGACGCCCTCACCGTTACCGGGCGCGGCACCCCGCCCGCCATGCCGCGCCGGTACCGGGTCCGCGGCTACTACGCGCCCGACCAGGAGTCCTGATGCCGATCACGATCCGCAAGTCCATCCGCATCCTGCCCGGAGTGAAGCTGAACTTCGGCCGCCGCTCGCGGTCGATCACGATCGGGCCGAAGTGGTTCAAGAAGACGTACTCGTCCACCGGCCGCACCACGACCTCCGCCGACCTTCCCGGCCCGTTCGGATGGCGCACCAGCACCCGCCGCACCCGGAACGAGAACCAGTAACCACTCCGCCGGCCAACCCACAAGCCCCGCCCAAAGCCACACCACCAACCGGCCCCGGACCCACGACAGCCGCCCCTGCCCGAGAAGGGCAGGGGCGGTTCGCTTGCGTCAGGCGGGTGGCACGTCGAGCTCGTCGTTCGCGCAGCCGGCAGCGACGCGACGATCATTCGCTTCATCATGGGACCTGCGCACCGAGTGCTCGGCAGCAACAGGGGCAGGCGCGACCGGCGTTCACTCGGCGGAGCGAACCAGGACGCACTACGCTCACCGGCCATGTCCATCCACTGGTCCGACGGCACCAACGCCATCGCCGCCACAGCCAGCGCCGTCGCAGCCGTGGCCGCCTGGTTTGCCGCACGCAGATCCAACACGACCGCCGAGACCGTGGCGCGAATCGAGCGCGACCGCTGGCACACCGAACTCACCCCGGAATTCGATGTCACCGCAACAGCCCTCGGGCCTGGCACCAACAAGGCGTCCCTGCACATCACGCTCAAGAAGCCAACCGGCCTGCCGGGGCTCACTAAAGGCATCCTCCGAATCCGGGACGACGGCTACGTCCACCAGCCGCTCGGCTTCGTTACCCAGGAGATGATCGACGCCACCATCTACGGCCCGTACCGGTTCGAACCTGGCATCAGTGGCGCCAGCGCGGACGGCCGTACCGTGACCAGCCGCCCAATCGGCCTTGGTGACTGGGACAAGTTCGCCCTTGAACGCACCCTGCCAGACCACGTGGACCAGGATGTCTGGCACAGCACCTACGACAACGCCCTTATCAGGCTGTCCATCGAGTGCCACGCCGACGGCCACAAGCCCTGGCACGTCACTTACGAGATAGCCGTTGCTGATCCTGCCTCACCCCAGGCATGAGGAAGCCGCCCCCACCCCGCGAAGGGTGAGGGCGGCTTCGTGGTCAGGTGCGGCGGCGGTCAGGGAGTAGCGCCGGCGGCGTGGTCGGTGGGGGCGTCGTCAGGTGATGTTCTTCTGCCGCCACAGGTCGTCGATCAGGTCGAGGCCACGGGCGGTGGCGTAGGCCACCGGGTAGTTGATCCCCCGGTTCGTCTCCGCGAGCACCCTGAAGTGGCCGCCGTCCTGGAACGCCTTCCGCGGCAGGTTCCGCCCACCACCGTACTGCGAGGTCTGCTTGCGGAAGATCTGGATCTCGACGAGCCAGTTCGTCATGGTGCGGACGTCGGTGCCGAGCATGTCGGCAGTCTCGGTCATGCCGATCAGCCCGTCGGCGTTCAGGAACTTGTCCCACTTCCCCGCCTTCGGGGCGGCGACCTCCAGCTCCTTCGCGAGCTGCTGTTCGCGCTCCAGGGCGGCGACGTACTGCTTGGCCATCTCCAACTCGGACATCGGCCGGCTCGTCGCGATCTCCGCTTTGCGGGTCTGGACGGTGAAGTACGACTGCGCTGCGGCGACGGCGGGCTTGTTGGGCTCGCCGTTCATGGCGACGAGGTACGCGGCCTGACGACTCAAGTGATAGTCGGCCCGGGGGGCGCCGCCAGTACCTTTTTCCTGACTCCGGGAAAAAGCCTGATCAGAGTAGGTGCCCGTGTTCTCGGCCGACCGGATGGCACGCTCGATGACCCGGAGGAAGTTCTCCCACTTGTCGTAGCCCATGACCGGCTGAAGGTCCCGAGCGGACCAGTACTCCTGGCCGTAGTCGTCTTCGCGGCGAAGGGCGTCGAAGGGACTGTTGTTCCCGCCGCCCCCGTCGTTGCCTACGGCTGCCAGCGAGATACCGTTGTTCTGTGCCACGGAGCTGTGTCCTCCTGGTTCGTAGCCCTCCGCGGGACCCACTCCCGCGCGAGGGCGAACTTCGTTATGGGGCGGATCATCTGACGATCCGACAGCAATACGATACCGGCACTTCCGGACAAAGTGTGACCTCTGCGTGATCAAGGAAATATCAGCTATTCGGGACAGCGGTGCACCGGTCGTTGGTCGAATCAGACCGAGCATGCGAAAGCGCCCCCGCCCGGCCGTGAGGCCAAAGCGGGGGCGGTGTCAGTTGCGGCGGCGGTCGGACAGCAGCGCGGGCTGCGTCGGTGTCGGCGATGGTGTCGGGTCGGGTGCCCCGTCCTGGCGGCACACCAGCGCATACGGGTCGTCGAGCGCGGGCTGCTGACTGTATCCGTCGGGGCAGGGCGAGCCGGGATCGCCTTTCTCGCCCTGCACGCCGGGCGCCCCGTCTTTCCCGTCCGCACCGTCCTTCCCGTCGACACCGTCGCGGCCGGCGGCGCCCGCCTGTCCGTCCGCGCCCGGAGTGCCCGCCGCACCGGGGAGCCCGGGCGCACCAGTCGCCCCCGGCTCGCCCTGCTGGCCCGGCACGCCAGGAACACCCTGCTCGCCCTGCGGCCCAGCGACTGGCACCGGCACCGCCGTGCGGTCCGGAAGATGAGGCACAGCCGAGGCCGGGTCCGGCGCGACCGGTGTCCCGCCGATCGCCTGAACCTGCGCCCGCAGAGCCCGCACGTCCCCAGTCAGGGTGGATACCGCCCCGCCCCGCAGGTCGGCCTCCGCGGCGGCGGCCTTGCGAGCGCCGATCTCGTGATCGACTTTCGTCCAGATGATCAGGACGGCACCGCCAAGGGCGACGAGGACGCACGCGAGGAGCGCGCTGCGCCACCGGCGGGCGAGGGCTTGCTCCGCGCGGGTCATGGGTTCCCTCCGAGTTGGATGATGATCGCGCGCAGGCGGGTGATTTCAGCCTGGTCCGCGGCGCGCAGCGCGGACTGGTCAGCGAGGATGACGGCTTGGTCGGTGACCTTGCGGTCGAGGCGGTCCCGCTCTTCTTGGAGATCGCCGGTGAGGCTGGTGTAGCCCGTCAGAGCGGTCTCGCCCCTCTTCCCGAGGTACGCCACCGCCGCGCCGAGGACACCGCCGATGCCGACCAGCAGCGCCCCCAGGGCGGTGGCGTCCAAGGGGGCTCCTCTACGCGGCCAGATCGACAGACCGACGGACCACCGGGGCGGTCACCTGTGTCCGGACGAACATGCCGACGATCGCTGCCGCCGCGGACATCACGACGGCCTGCTGATCCGCCGACCAGTCCAGTCCGAACCCGACAGCGAGAGCGACGGCGGACTGCACGAGGCCGAGGACGGCGGCGCTGATGCCGTCGTGGACCATCACGGCGACGACGACGCCGACGAAGGCAGCGGCCACCGCGTTGATGACCGACTGCTGGTCGGCGGACACGTCCAGGCCGAACGCGGTCAGCAGTTTCACGCCGACGGCAACGAGGGCGAGCCACAGTGCGGGCTCGCGACCGAAGATTCTGGGCATGGTCAGTCCTCCTTCAGCGCGTCGCCGAGTTGGTCGAGCGCGGCGTCTGCCCCGGCCTTGGCCGCGGCGGTGATCTCGGCAGCAGTCAGGCCGCCTCCGTGGGCCAGCGCGGCGACAGCCGCAGTGAGCGCGGCGGTCTGCGCCGTCAGGGACTTCACCGCGGCCAGCGCGGCGCCGGCCTTGAGATTCCCGTAGGCGATCCAGTCGCCCACCGTGGCGGTCTGGCCGCCCGGGCTGAGCGGATTGCCCTTCGGGACGGTGATCTTGTCGGTGAGCTGCACGTCGTCCTCCTCGTGCTGGGGTGTGGATGGTCCGGCCGCCCACGCACGGAGCTGGTCGCCGGTCAGCGGGCAGTAGTTGCGGTCGATACCGCCGGCTTCGCTGTACTGGTGGAACAGCCAGTCCGAGGTGATGCGCGGCTGGCCTTTGGGCGCGGACGGGTCGGCGATCCACAACCCGTCGGCGCAGAAGGAGGTGCTGTCGCGGTGCAGCCAGTAGTCCCGGTTGCAGTACAAGATCACCCGGTTGTGCGGTGCCTTGGCCTGCACGTACCGCAGCCATGCGTCCTTCTCCTGATCGGAGACCCCGGGGTCCTCCCAGTCGAAGGCGAGGACGTCACCGGGCTTCGCACCCGCTTGCGCGAGGAAGTAGTCGGCCTGCGCCGTCATGCTCCCGGGCCGGGCGAAGTGGTAGTGCCCGACGACCAGACCGTCCGCGCGGGCCGTCGCCACCTGCGACGCGCGCCGCGGGTTGGTGAAGGTGGTGCCCTCGGTGGCCTTCACGAACGCGAAGCCCAGCCCCTTCGTGGACGGCCGCGACTTCTGGTAGCCCGCCCAGTCCTGGCCCTCGGCGCCCGTCACCGCGCGCTCCCCTCTCCGGCCAGCGCCCGGGCGTCCTCGATGAGTTCGACAGTCATTTGTCCTCCGGGCATGAGAAAACCCCGGCCGGAAGGGCGCGGAGCGAATGGTTCAGAGCGCTTGGGTTTAGATGAAGACGCCGTTCACGAGGTCGCCCTCGGACTGCGTTTCGTCGGTCTGGTGGCGTGTCACCCACGCCTCGGCCACGGTGCCCTCCGGCACAGGGAAGGTGAGGAAGAGATTCGCGAGAGCGATTGCGAGTTCATCGGTCATGCCGCACGCACTCGTGAAGACCGGATAGGCGGCCTCGTTCGCGCTGTTGTCGAGGCGGCGCAGGCCGAGGTTGAAGTTGTACGTCGTCGCGTTGACAGTTGTGGGCACCTGATCTCCTTAGGCGTGCTGAGTTACGCCGCGACCCATTCGACGGAGAATGAGGTCATCGCAGCACCGACCGAGCTTGTACTCAGTGGACCCCCGCTGTTCTGGAAGCCGAGGAGTGACACGAAGTCCCCGACGACGAGACGCGCGTAGGTGGGGGTCGGGGCGACCGTTGTGGCGAATCCCGGCGCTGGGGCGATCAGCTGCTCGCTGCCGATGATTCCGGTGGTGGACCCGTTCAGGCCGACTGCGGCGCCGCGCGTGCCTGTGCCGGTGATGGGGTAGATGACGGCGCCGGTCATGAGGTAGATGCCGGCGACCTGGCAGGTGTAGCGGCTGGTGTTGGTGACGGTGGAGTGCCCGGCGTCGCTGTCGAAGACCTCGGTGTCCAGCGACAGGGCGGTGAAGGCGTTGTTGGGGATGGACTGGGAGACCGTTGCGTAGGCCGAGAAGATCGGCTTGCCGGTCGTGAAGTCCCCAAGGGCCTTCATCGTGGCGTTGAACAGGGCTGCTGTGTCGTAGTTGCCTGGGGCCTCGGTGGGCATGACGGGCACGGTGCGGGGCACTGCCACCTCCGGGTGGGTGGGGCTGGGGGTCAGTACGCGAAGGCGGCTGCGTCGAACGCGGACACGGCGTCCCACGTGGTGGGGTCGGTGATGACCGCGGGTAGTGGTTCGCAGATCACGTCGCCGGCGGTGTGGGCTTTGCTGGTCGGTGCGGTGAGGGTGACAGTTGCGGTGGACCAACCGGGGCTGGTGGCGCCGACCGCGAGGATCGTGACGGTCTCGGCGTTGGCGGTGTTCTGCCCGAGTACCAGTTGCTGCCCGGGCCAGAGTTGCTGCGCCGCGAGGTTGGTGTTGTCCTGGCCGTGGTCGATGACGACACTGCCGACCCCGGATGCCACGGTGGCGTTGAGGGTGGTGTGGAACGCCGCAAAGATCTTGTAAGGGGTGATGTCCGCCGGAGAGCACTGCAGGGTGAGGACAGCCTCGTTCTTGTCGTCGAAGGACCAGGAGATGTTCTCGACGAACACATCCAACTGGGTAGCAGTCAGGCCCGGCGGGCGGCGCATCACCCGCACCCGGGTGCCGAGTTCCAGTCCGAGACACACGGGCCACAGTGCCGGGTTCGCCGACGGGTGCAACTGCAGGGCGGTGATGCGGTTGAGCGGCGCCTTGTACCGGGACAAGGCGTAGTCGGCGGCATCCTGGCATTCCAGGGCGCTGGAGGCGTTCACCGTCCGGGTGAGGGTCCGCGGGAAGTACGCGGCGATTGATGCGGCGTCGCGGGCGTTGAAGACCTGCCCGGTGCTGGCCTGGGTGACCGCGACCTGGTTGCCGAGGTGGGTGGAGTCCCACACGGTTTTGACGTCCTCGTAGGGCAGCTCCCCCAGGTCCGCGCGCTCGCCGAACACATAGGCGGGTGTGAGCGCGTTGTAGCGGGCAGAGCGGGACCGGAAGGTGATGGTTCCGTCAGCGGCGACGAAGTGCGCCCCGTTCTCGGTCGTCACCACGTCCTGCAGGGCGCTGACGACATCCTGCCCATCGGTGGCCGCGGGCCCCATCGAGGTGGTGAGCCCGGCCTGCAGGCTGGTGGGGCCGGTGTATCCGGCGTAGCGGAGGATGCGGGCGTAGCGGGCGTCGGTGGACTCCCCGGCCGCGGCGGACCGCCAGGCCGTGTACACGCCGGTGCAGTCCGTGGACGTCAGGCCCGTGGCGAGCTCCGCGACGTAGGACAGGTCACCCTTGAAGGTGTAGTTGGTGGCGTTTCCAAGGTCGGAGCGGACCGCGGCTCCGACCGCGTCGGAAACGATTCCCTGGGGGAAATAAGGGGTGTCGTGGCCGCCACTGGTGCTGCTGTCCACGTCGGTGTACGTGCCGTCTACGGACAGGAAAAGACGGGAGTGGGTGCCGCCGATGGCGTCCTGCCCGAAGAGCACCAGGTGCCAGTTGGAGTCGGCGACCGCCGTGGTGAGGCTGAGGTTGATGCCTCCGTTGAGGACACTGGCCATTTGCAGGTTGACGTGCCCGGCGGTGTCGATCCACAGGCGCAACTGCCCGCCGGGGTTGGCGCCGCCGTGCTGGTCCATGGCCGTCCACAGGTCGGCCTCGGCCGTCGGGGCGGGGCCGGTGTACCGGAACGCAATCATGCGGGTGAACGTGTTGCTGCTCGGGCCGAGAATGCCCGCCCCGCCCAGGTCCAGGAACGACGCTGCCGCGGCCGGCGCGTTCACCCCGGGGCTGGGCGTGGTGAGGGTGACGACCGTGCCCGCGGACCCGGTGTAGACGCCGGTCGGAGATGCTGCGGTGATCGCCGTGCCTGCGGTGAGGGTTCCGGCGCCCTGTTTTGACACCGCGATCGGCAGCGCGGGGAAAGCCCCCGTGGTGTCCGTGAAAGCGGTGGACCCATCAGGGTCGCCAAGGGTGTACAGGTACCGCGGGCTGCGGGAGTTGAGCTCCATGGTCAGCGGGCTCGACAGCGTCAACTGCGACAGCAGACTGAACGCGTCCGCCGCCGGAGGGCTGACGGTGCCGTAGGTGCCGGACATCGACCACTGCGACTGCCAGTCCTCGGTGAACCCGGCGTACCAGGGGTACCAGGCCCCGGGCATCACCCATGCGGACGCGGTCATGCCCGTCTCCTGCTGCCACCCGTCGGTCTGGATCAAGCAGTTCGCGGCGGCCGTTCCCGCGACCGCAACGCCGACGTCGATGCCGTAGACGCCCGCGGGTGCGGTGCCCGACACCGTCAGCGTCGACCACCCGGCCGTCGTCGACCCGGTCAAGGTGACCGTACTGCCGTAGATGTAACTGGTGGGCATGGGCGATGACGCGTCGTACCAGCCAAGAGCCGGCTTCACTTGCAGGGTCGTCGAGGCGGTGACGTCCCGGACGTGGATCTGCGCCGTGTACGGCTGCCCGGGGAGAACCGCAACCTGCGGGGAGTGCGCGATCCGCTGCCCCACCACGGTACCAATGGGCACCGTGAACTGGGTAACCCGCCCGCCCGCCCACGCGGACGCCGACGCGACGACGCTGCCGCCAGTGATGTCGGTGTCCGTGTGCAGGTCCAGAGTGATCGACGGAGTGATCGTGCCCACGCTGACACCGGTGGCGTCACCGCCGGCCGCGACCCCTCGGGAGAGCAAGTTGACGGTGGGCGGCCACTGCCCACGGATCCTGAACGGCTGGAACGGCTGCACGTGCCCCGCGACCGGCGACGTGGTCGAGGTGGGGTCCAGGTACCCGTCGGGGTTGCCGAGGGTCACCTGCTCCTCGCCGGCCCGGACCTGGTCCAGTTCATACTGGCGGCCCCGGCCCACGGTGGTTGTGCCTTGGGTGCGCTGACTGACGTCCACGTATACGCCACGGGGGATGCTGCCGCCGTTGGCCCCCCACCACAGTCCGGCCCCGTATTCGGCCCGTGGCCAGTTCGGGTTGTACTGGCCGCCGCTGCGGGTGTTGACGTGTGCGATGACGGTGGTGTTCCCGGCGACCTCGGTCACGGATGCTTGGGATTCGAAGCGCAGCGTGACCTGCGTGGCGTCCCATGTGTACGCCATGGTGCTGAGGTTGGTCCAGTTCAGGCCGTCTGGGGAGGTGTCGGCATACCAGGTACTGGCGGCCTCGCGTAGGCGCCACCAGCGGTGGGCGTGCGGGTCGTAGGCGGGCAGGGTGACCGTGGTGGTGGCGCCGCCGGACACCTGGACCTGCTTGAAGACCCCGGACTCGACCCTGAGTGTCATGGCGTTGTTGGCGTCGAGCCTCACTCTCATGATCGATTTGGTACCGCCGTTGCCGTTGGCCGCCACGCCCACCTGTGCGTACACGCTGCTGCCCGTTGCGTCGTACACCGCGGTCGTTCCGAAGGTGCTGATTCCGCCGCTGGTAGTGGGTACCGCGAGCATGACCTGGTCGTTGACGGTGTCGAGAGTCGCCGCACCGACGGTGATGGTCGACCACAGGGCCGTATTGATCGCGCCCGCGGTGAAACTGTCGGTGAGCGTGGAGAGCTTCGGCACGGTGCCCCTTATCGCTTGTAGGCCGGGTACGTTGTCGAGTTGCGGCGTGCCCGGTTGAGGTAGCCCTGCTCGACGATGTCCACGAGGGTCCGTTCGCTGACCACGGACCCCTGGACGGTGTAGTGGTTGTGGACGACCGTGGGACCGCCGGCCATGCCGCCCCCGGCGAGAGCGGCGCCCTGCTGGACGGCCATGGCCATTCCCTGAGCGGCGACGACGGCGTGTTTCGTGGATCGGTTGATGCCGACCGCCATGCCTTGTGCGGTGTAGTCACCGAGCTGCGCCATGACTGCAGACGGGGACCGGATACCGAGCGCTTTCTTGATCGCCGCCTGCATGGACTTGGCGATCTTCAGCATCTGCGCCTCGATCGCCTTCTCCTGCGACTGCAGCCCCTGCACGAGGCCCTGTGCAGACTTGATGCCCGCCCCGTACATCGCGTCGGCAACCGCACTGCCCGTGGCGTTCGCGGAGGACTGCATGCCCTTCTGCAGGTTGTTCAGCTCGGTGATCGTGCCCTTCGACGCGCCCATCAGAGCGGCAGTAGTCGCACCACCCTGGTCCACACCGGACGCGGCGATCTGCGCGATCAGATCCGACCGAAGCCCGGCCTTTTGCAGGGCACGCAACTGCGCGGCGAACTGGCTCGCTTTCGCGGCCTGGTCGCGCATGTTGTTCACGACGTCCTGCGAGGTCAGAGCGAACCCTGCCTGCGGGGCGGTCGTGATGATCGACGCGTTCTGCATGATCCCGGACGCGATCGAGTCCCGCTCCGACGCCCACGACTTCAGCAACGCCGCGAGCTTCGACTGGGCCGCTTTCAGCTTGCCCGCGACCGAATCCCGGTCGGCGGCCAGTTTGAGAAGCGCCGCGTTGTCCTTCGCGACGGCCTTCTGCAGGCCCTTGTGGCTGCTGCCGAAGTCCGTGTAGAGCATGCTCGCGATGCGCTTCGTCGCGGCCTTCACACTGGCCGTGGACCCGGTAAGGCCCTGCACAAGCCCGGTCATCACGTAGGCACCAAGCGCCTTGAACTTCTTCGAAGGCGAGGCAATGCCCAGCTCGTCGGAGAACGCCGCGGTGGCCGCCTTCGCCATGGCAATAGCAGCGGCCATCACGTCCGGCTGGCCCCCGGCGATCCCTCGGGCCACGCCGGCGGCGACGTTCGAGCCGGCGCCGACCGCCGCCTGTCCCCAGGAAACCGAGCCGCCGAGGATGCCCACGGTCTCCGTGGCGATCTGCCGGGAGCGGGCGTTGCGCGTGTGAGGGATATACGACTCGTCGGGCCCCTCGCCCCACAGGATGTTGGAGCCGCCCTTGGCCATCATCGCCGGGCGGCCGAAGCCACCCTCAGCCATGCGCCGGACGCCACCGGAGACCACGGCGCCTGTGGCGTACCTGCCGCCGCCGGGCACCGCCACACCCGACCCGGACGCGATGCCCTTGTACACGACGTTGACGTGCACGGTTTTCCCGGACACCGACGCGATGGCCCGCTTCGCTGCGGCAATCTTGTTCTGCAGGTCAACGATGTCGCCACGGATGGACGTCTGCTTCGACGCCGGGGTGTTCCCCAGGTCGGCCTTGGCCTTCTTCAGCTTCGCCTGAAGGTCAGACAGGTCACCCTTGAGGAAGGCGGTCTTGTCGGGAGCCTTCAGGATCTGATCGGAGAGCTTCTTCGCCTGGTCCCGCGTGAGGCCCATGGCGTCCGCGGCGCTGATCAGCTTGGCGCGGCCCTGCTCGTAGATCCCCGACACTGTGGACCACGACTTGCCCTGATCCCGGGCGGCAGCAGCGTCCGCGTCCGCGGCGGCAGCCAGATCCGCCAGAGGCTTGTACGCGTCCCGCGCCGCCTGGGAGTTCAGGTCGATCTGCCCGTGCACCATTTTCAGTGCACTGTGGTGGCCCTTGATGGCCGCGGTGGTGTCATCAATCGCCTGCTGGAAATCAGCCTCCGCGGACAGGCCAGCCCGGTTCACGTCATTCAAAGCCTGGATGGACTGGCGCAATCCGTCGGCGGACTGCTTCTGTGCGTCGAGGTCCCTCTGCACGGACTGCGCCTGCTGCCCGAACATGCCCATCGAGTCGGCAACAAGATCCTGCTCGAACTTGGCGTCGGCCAGAGCGCTTTTGTAGCCGTCGAGGCGGTCTGTCAGTTCCTTGGTGGGCTGCCCCGACTTCTTGACCTCGGCGGACAGCTTCGACACAGCGGCGGCGGCCAGGTCCGCCTTCCCGCCCTGCACCAACTGGGCCAGGGCGTCGTCGACTGCGTCGATGTCCTTCTTGGCGTCGTTCCACGAATTCGACTTCTTGTGCCCAAGGGTGAAGATCGAATTCATAGTGTCGTTGAAGTGGTCCATCTTGGACCCGCCACCGTTGAGGCGGTCGATGGCGCTGTTCAGCTTGTCGAAGTCGCCACCGAAGGCCACGGCCGCCTCGCCGGAGACCTTCCCGGTGTGGCCCAGTTCGCCCAGGGATGTGGTCAGCTTGTCGACGTCCGGGGCTTTCTTGCCCGAGGACATCAGCGAGTTCACGACCAGTACGAGCGCGCCGATCGCAGCAACAGCGCCGCCGATCTTTGCCCCGGTCGACAGCGACCCAATAGCCGCCCGCACGCCGGCGACACCACCACCAGCAGTGGTGGATGCGACCCGCAGTGCGGTCAGTCGAGTGGACAGAGCCGTAATAGAGCCCGCCACGGTGGTGATCCCGGCAGAGGTCAGCTTGATCAGCTTAAGCGCGGTGTAGGCCTGCAAGGTGCGGGCGATGAACGACACGGGCAGCGAGGCGACCAGGGCGGCCGTGGCGTTGACCAAGGACAGGACGCCCGGCCCCGCCTCAGCAGCACCCTTGAAGACCTGCATCACGGCCCTCGCGATGTTCTCCAGAGTCTTCCGGACCGCCGGCCCCTGATGCTCCGCGTACTTCATGAAGTCCGCGACCGGACCGTTGGCCTTCCCCTCAGACAGGACGCGGCTGAAGTGGATGACGTCATCCACGCCTCGCTTGAGCGCCCCGTCCGCGAAGGTCGTGAAGCGCTTCATCATTGCGTCGAAACCCGGCGTACTGACCGCCCCACCGGCCACAGTGATCAGCCGGTCCAACTCTGTGGAGGTGCCCTTAACCAACGGGTTGAGCTTCGGCAGGATCGCCTCGACAACCGCAATGGACTTCTCGACCGGGGCCATGGTGAAGCGGGCCAGGTCGTCGGACCACGACTTGAACGACGTCCGGAGTTCCATGTAGCCCACGGCGGCGCGCCGGGTCGCCGGCGGCAGCGCCGTAAGGGACTGCAGCGCCTGGTCCTGCGCCTGTGCGGCCTGCTTCGACGCTGGCCCGTACTTGGTGACCGCTTCGGTGTACTTCGTCTGTGCATCCGCCGCGTCGCCCAACTGCTTGATCTGCGGGACAACGGCAAGGCCGAACGCGCCGACGGCAACCGCCGCGGACCCCAAGGACGCGGCAAGGTGCAGCGCCGTCTGGGTGAGAACAGCCGCCACCGGCGCGAGTGCGGGCGCAAGGGACAGAAGCGTCCCCAAGGTGGCGCCCCCGCCGACGCCACCAGAGCCGCCGCCGCCGCCGATGACGACGGTGCGGATCGTGGCGGTGCGGTCCCGCGCAAGGTGGGCGAGACGCGCCTCAGTGGCGACCTGCGACGACTGATGTGTGGTCGGGCGGATCCAGACGTCGATCCGCTTGCCCAACTCCATCAGGACAGTGGCGACGCGGCGCTGCGCCACCTGATCCATCTTGGGCTTGATCTTGACCTCGACTGCGTTCGCCTCAAGGTCCGCGCGTACCGTATCCGCCTGCACCGAGTCGAGCTTGAGCTGTACCGACAGCTTCGCCGCAGGGCTGTCCTTAACCTTCTCCTTCAGCGCCGCGAGCGTGCCGTCTTTCAACCGCAGAGCGGTGTCCAGCTTCGCCGCGGAACTGTCCTTAATTTCCTGCCGCAGATCAGCGAGGGCACCAGCCTTGAGCGTGGTGGCGACCTCAAGCTTCGCGGCAGAGGATTCCTTGACCTTGGTGCGGAGGTCGGCCAGGGTGCCGGTCTTGAGGCGAAGTACGACGTCGAACTTCGCAGCCTTGCTGTCTTTGATCTTCTCTCGAAGAGCTGCGAGCGTGCCGTCCTTTAGCGTTGTGTCGACTTCCAGGGTGGCCTTGGTCTTGCCGACCTCGGTCGCCCAGGTCTTGACCTTCTCCTTAGACTCTCGGAGGGCCGTGACGAGACTGCTGTGGTCGCCTTCGAGCTTGGCGACGATGGGGGGCAGGTAGTCGGCCACAGCGGCACCCCCTCAAGTGGTCTGGTCGGGGGTTACATGGCTCGGCTCCACGCCTCGACGTACAGGCGCCGCAGGTCATCGCGGGCATCCCGCACGGTGGGCGCCAGGTAGGGGCGCGGCGGCAGGGTTACTGAGTGGTTGCGGCCAGCGCGCCCGCCGAGTTCCTGAATCCGGGAGTACACGGCGGTCGGCCCCAGCCGCCCGCTGAAACCGGTGCCGGTGGGGATCGGGCCGGTGGGGGTCAGCGACCCGCGGAGGTGCCCGCTGATCCGCGCCGGGGGCTCACCCGGTGGCGACGGAGTCGGGGTGCGGGGCGGGTGGTAGTAGCGGGACAGCCTGCTGTGCGCCCGCCGCTGCAGCAGGGTCAGCCCGTCCTTGGTGGCCCGGCGGGTCGCGGACATGATCCGCTGCTCCAGGGCATCAATGGCGGCGGCGAAGTCGTCCACGCCGTCCACGTTGACGGTGACGTCCACGGGTCACCTCCCGCCGGCGGCGGCCTGTCGCTCCGCTTCTTCCTGTGCTCGCAGGCGCAGGGTGACCTTGGCCGCATCCACGGCGCTGGCGTACCCGGGCAGGCGCATCATGACCCACACCGGCTGCTCGTCCACCTGGTTGGGTGTCCACCCGTACCGTTCGGCGAACCACCCGTACCGCCACGCCACCGTCTCAAACAGGGTCTCCGGGTGGTCACCGGGGATCGGGCGGCCTTCAAGGACGGCTAGGACGCGGCGGCGCCCCCAGTAGGGGACGCCGGGTCCGCCTGTGCTGCGGCGAGTGCCGCCGCATCCTCAGGCTCCGGATCCGACGGAAACAGCAGGTCTTCGGCAGGTTCGACAAGCTTCTTCAGCGCCTGGTAGTCGCGAATCTCCATCAGCCGCAGCGACTCCGGGGCCTTCAACGGGACCGGCAGCGGCAGCGACCAGTTCAGGACGAGGACGCCGATGAGGGCATTCCTCATCTGACGGATCATCGCGCCGCCCTCTCCGGTCATGGCGTCCTGGATGTCCATCTGGTCGCCGGCGCGGAGCTCGGTGGGGTCGCGGAGCTCGACCCACGAGTCCGGAGAGGCGAGTGCGTGGCGCTGAGCCATGGTGGTGCCTTTCGTTGTGGAAGCTGGTGCTGCCCCCGGGCTTCCACATCCGGGGGCAGCAGTCGGTGGGGTGGGGATCAGAAACTGCCGGGGGCGGCGGCGCAGGTCACGGAGACTTTGACCGGGGACATGCCGCCGGATCCGCCCGCGTTGGTGGTGTTGAAGACTGCTTCGAAGCTGTCCTGGTAGCCGACGGCAGCCTTGGACGTGTCGGGGGCCGCGGCAGTGAATGCGGCGACCTGGACATCGAGCTGGATGGTGATCGCAGCGTTCCCCGCGAGGCCGTTGGAGGCGAGGATCTGCACCTGCGGCTGGGTGTTGTTCAGCATGTACAACAGCGCGGACTCATCGGAGACGGCGCCGAAGTTGAGCTTGCCGTTCACGCTGAGGCCGCCGCGCTGGATGATGTACGGGGTCTGCACGCCGGTCGCAGTGAAGATCGGCGTCAGCTCACGGACGATGTCCACTTCGCCGTCGGTGACGGTGTTGACGAGGGTGCCGCCCGCAGCGGGGCCGCCGATGCCGATTTTCGTCCGCCACGACGCGACGGGCAGGACCGTGGTCGGGTTCGGGGTCGGGGCCGCACCGGCGGGCACCGACGGCCAGGACGTGCCCTGACCGTCCCAGGTGAGCAACTCGCTCTCTGCGTTGAACTTGAAGTTCATCCCGCCCAGGCAGAACCCCGGGTACTGGCGAGCACCCACGGTCGCTGTCGGCCCGAGGGAGTGCGTCAGGGTGTGCGACGGGGGCTGCCCGCCACCACTGTTGAGCAGGGACCACGTGTAGGTGAACAGGCCGGCGCCGACGACCGGAACCACGGTCTGTGATGCGGCGTGCCCGAACAGCAGGCCACCCGCCGGGGACGTGATGGGGATCGTGTACGGGCCCGACCCGGACGGGGTACCCGTGGTGACGACCTCCGCCGTCGCACCGGTACCGATCTGGATGACCGTCGCCGCGGGGATCGTCGCGGTCGCGGAGATGCTTGTCGCCCCCGCGACGGCCAACGCCGCCAGGGTCGTTGACCCGGATCCGGTCGGGGTGCCGGTCACCGCGAGGTCACCGAGGAGGTTCCGCAGCCAGAAACCCAGGGTGTCCCCGTACACGGGGCCGCCGAGGGAGATGTCGGCGGTGGCGACGCCCTGAATCTGCGCGAAGCTGTCGGTTCCCATCGACCCGCGCCACGACTGGTCCTTGAGATAGGTCGGCTTGTCGGTCGGGCTGAACGTCGTCAGCAGCTGCGTGGCGGTCATCGCCACCGGCGTGCCCTGCGCGGTCTCGCTGGCGATGCCGACGAACTGCTTTGTGGATGCGTAGGTGGCGACCACGGTCACTCCTCCGAGGCGGGCGGAGCGTTGTCCGCGATCTGGTTGGGCTTCTTCTTGGTGGGCGACCACCGGCCGTCATCCGGGGCGGAGAACGGCCAGTCGAAGACCGTTGCCGAGTTGTCCTCGTCCGCCGGGCGGGCCGTGAGCGGCACTTCGAGGTAGTGGGTGGCTATCGGCCCGGTGAACTCGTAGACCCCCGCAGGCTGGCGCCCGGCCGGGACCTCGGTGGCTGGCGCGTCCGACGCCGGAGCGGGGGGCTCGGTGGTGGTCTTGGGCGCCGGCGTGGGGTCCGGCTTCGGCTCGTCCTTGGCGGTCGCAGGCATGCGGAACTCCAGTCCGGCAGGGTAATTGGGGGCGGCGGGTCAGGCCTGGACGATCTCCAGGGCCGTGAACGACATCAATGCGAACGACTTGGTCAGGCCTGCCTTGGTCTCGGGCTGCCCGTACTCCACGTCGATGGAGCCCCGGCCGCCGTCTACTGCCTCACCGGCCTCGAAGCAGGCGTTGCCGAGGGTGCGGTCAGCCCGCATGTGCTCGACAAGGGCGTCACGCAGGGCGTACACGTCGTCCTGCGCGTCCTCGGCGTGCGGCGTCCGGGACCGGATGTACACGGCGAACTCGACGTCGTAGCGGACGTTCTTCTGGCCGCCGTGCTCGCCAGCCAGGGCAAAGCGCTGCTCAGACTGGCTGGGGATCCACACGACGATCTGGCAGCCGGTGCGGGCGCCGTCGCCCTGGCCGTGGAAGTAGTCGGCCATCTTGTCGTCTGCCGCCCACGCCCGCCGCACCACGCCCACACCGGGAAGAGGCGACGACCGGTAGGTGCGGGTGTCGGGGTCGTAGGCGCCACCGAAGTAGGCGCAGATCCCGTCGAGGACCGTCCGGATGCTCATCGCACCCGCCCGTAGGACGCCAGGGTGCGGGCCGCAGCGGCGATCAGGCCAGTGCCGTTGCGGGGGTCGCTCTTGCGGGTGTCGGACCCGAGGGCGGTGTTGGGGAACTCGTCCTCGGCGGAGCTATCTGGCCGCATCAGGGTGGCGGTGACTTTCTGCACGATCGCGTTGCGGGCGTCAGCGGGCAGGCTGGAGAAGTCGTGCCCGACCTCGTGGGCGTTGACCGTTGGTGCGGCCAGCAGGACAGCGGTAGGCGCAAGCGGCACGGTCGAGTCGGGCGGCACCCACAGCGGGGACACAGTGACGGTCTCCTCCGCACCAGGTTCCCAGATTCGGTACTCCCCACCCGGGACGATGCCCGTCGGGTCGGCGACCGTCAGGGAGATGACGCCCGCAAGAGAATCGTCGGCCAGGACAGTGGCGACGAACCCCGCCGTGATGCTGGCCAGCACGAACACCTCACCGGACAGGGGCAACCCGAACTGCAACGACCCCGACCAGGCGGCGTTCTGGCCACCGATGGGCAGCACGATGTTCGTGTCGTTCTCCACCCACGCCCCACTGCCCGGCACGGTAGTGAGGACGGTTGAGGCGAGCCCGTAGCCGACGCTGTTCACGGCGATCACTGGGCCGTGGTCGGCGTGCCACTTGAGGTTCCCCGACCGGTCCACCACGGCCCGGCACCGCTGGATTCGGACGTGCGCACCGAGGGGCTGGTCGCACTCGTTGTCAGCCCATGCAGACGCCTCCAGCAGGAGCGTGGTGAGGGCGGCCGTCTGGTCGGCTGGGTCCGGGTTGCCGACGCGCAGCCCGTCGGTGTCCAGGTAGGTGGGGTGTGCTCGGAATGCCGCGGCGGACACGTAGGGCGTGGTGGGCACGACCGCTCACCCCCGTTCGTCTCGGTCAGGTGTCGCGGATCCAGGTGCCGTGCTCGCAGCCGTGCGAGAAGGCGCCGTCCGCCCACCCGTTGGGGAAGCAGATCGGGCAGGGCTGCTCGACTTCCTGGAGGTCGCTCTTCGTCGGCTTGTCGTCCGGCGGGGAGGCTTCGGCCGGCGGATCGACAGGGGCGGGAGTAGTGGCACCCGCGTCGGCATCGGCTGGCGGGACGGTCTCGGTCGGTAGGGTCTCGTCGCCCTGCTGCTCAGCCGCCGGGGCGTCAGGGGTGGGCGGCTTCGGTTCGGCGCGCTTGCGCGGGGGCATGTTCCTACTCCTTCTCGCAGGCGCCGCCGCAGCGGCCACACGTCTTGACGTAGGCGGCGAATCCGCAGTCCGTGCAGCGGTAGCCGCCGCGGGTGCGCCCGCCGAGATTGGCGGGGAACGCCCCGTACTCGCGGAGGGCACGTTCGTGCTGCGGGTTGGTGACGGTGACGGTGCCGTCACGTCCGGCGGTGTACGCGGTTTTGGTGCCGGTCTGGGCGCCGAGGATGTCGATGCCGCGGACGGCTCCGTCGGGCAGGCAGAGGCGGGTCACGGGGTCCTCCGGTGGGGGTGGTGAGGGTTGGTCCTGCGACCCCGCACCCTCGGGCGGGGCCGCAGGAGGTGGGTCAGCCTGCCTTGATGCCGGTGATCGCGGCGTTCCAGGCAGGTGCGTAGCACAGCAGCGCCCCGAACCAGTAGCTGGAGGACTCGAAGCTGAACTGGTTGACGGGCCAGTCGATTCCCATGAGGTCCTGGACGTTGAAGACGCTCCAGATGTCGCTGACCTGGGAGTCCGGGATGGGCAGGCTGTCAGAGAGGATCACCGAGCTGCCCTGCGGCATCCAGGGGTGGACCTCGACGGCGACACCCTTGCCGGTGACCTCGTTGATGATCGTGTTCACGACGTCGCCGATGGTCACACCGGTCAACTGGTCCTGCGCGATCGTCATCCGGTAGTTGCTGGACGAGTTCGTCTTGAGGGCGTCGGACAGCTGCTTCCGGTCCGCGCCGTTCAGCAGGGTCCGGTCCGGGTCGGCCTTGACCGCGTTGTAGAGGGCGACGAACGCGTTCTGCCACTCCACGCCCGGGTTGGTGTTGCTGAGAGCACCGTTGATGCGACTGACGTAACCCGAGTCCGGGCCGGTGCAGATCGGCAGGATGCCGTCGTACCCGGCCGCGTAGGCGGAGGTGTCGCCGGTGACCGTCGATGCGGCGACACCCGACGTCGGCAGGGCACCCGTGATGGTGAACGTGTTGTAGCCAGACTTGCCGGCGTACCAGCGCGAAGCGTCGCCGGGGTCGGAGGCGCCGGTGGACACGTACACGCGCATGCCAGTCGCGCCTGCGGGAAGGACAGCGGTGACGTCCACGACCTGCCCGTTGGCGACCGCGACGGTCACGGCGGAGGTCAGAACGGACTGGCCGAAGTCGCCCGCATCCGAGGTGACCTTGATGTACAGGCTGGTGGTGGCACCGGAGATGCCCACCTCGGACCCGGCGGCGGACCGGGCGGTGCCCGCGAGGCCGGTCGGGGCGGCGAGGGCGCCGATGAATCCGTTGCCGGACGTGCCGCGGCCCATGAGGAGCATGCGCTCCTCCAGCAGCATGCTGGAGTACATGAGGCTGGTGCGGGACAGCTGCCGGATGTCCTGGTAGCCCTGACCGGCGTACTGCGCGGACCACGTCACCGCGTCGCTGACGCTGAACTGGCTGTAGGAGACGTTCTTGTCGTACCCGGCGTAGCTGATCTTCGGGCCGCGGGCGTAGTACAGGGCGTTGGACGCGCCGCCCGGGGCGAAGTTCGTCTGGGTGCTGTCGACGATGCCCGGGTGGATGTTGCCGACCCCGCCGGTGCCGGTGCCCGTGAAGCCGCTGATGACCTTGAAGCGGTGGGACAGGCCGATGCCCTTCTTCCGCGGGATGCGGTTCCGCAGCGGCGTCGGCCGCGGTGTGAGCATCTTCGCGGGGGCTTCCAGGTCGAACGCGACCAGGCCGCTGGAGAGCGGGCTGGTGGTGGAGATGTCCTTGACGAGGTCCGGCTGCTGCGACTTCAAGTCGGTCAGCGCCGCGGTCACGGACGCCAGGGCCTCCGCGGACAGGCCCTTGACGATGTCGGGCCGGTCCAGGGCCTTGGTGAGGGCACCGTAGGCGGTGTTCGGGGCCTGGTCGAAGCTGATGCCGCGGCCCTCGGTGAAGGCCTCCACGACGTCCTGCGGCCCGAGGACCCGGGACGGGGCGTTGTCGACGGCGTCCATGAGCGCGTCGAAGCGGGTGGAGACCTCGGCCTTGGACAGGCTCGGGGCTTCCGGTGCGTCACCGAACAGTACGTCGGCGCGGGGCAGAGCCATGATGGCCCCTTTCATGCGAAAGACCCCACAGCGGGGGTCGGAGTTGGCGGAGGGGTGTGCAGGCTCAGGCGTCGGCCTTGGTCAGGAGCGCCTGTGCGCGCTCCAGGTAGCCGTCACGCAGGTCACGGTCGGAGACCTGATCGGCCTTGACCTTGAGGGCTGCGGCTTCCTGTCGCAGGCGGTCGGCGTCGCCGCCGCGTGCAATTGCCTGCTGTGCAGAGGTGCGAGTGAGCACGGGTCCGCCCGGGGTGGGCATGGCCCGGAACTCCTCGATGGCCTGCTCCGCCTTCGTCAACTTCGCCGCGAGCGCGGTCTCGCGCTCCTGTGCGGCTTCCGTGACCTCTGCGACTGCGGCCTTGACGAGTTCGGCCACATCGGCCTTCGTCACTGCGTCGGCGGGCGGCTCGCTGGCTGCGGGCTCGTCCTCCTTGGGGGTCTCTCCGGGCTCCTCCGGCTCACCCTGGGTGGGCTGCTCGGGGGTCTCCGGGGTCTGGAGGGTGGACTCGACGGCCGACTCCGCGGGTTCTGCGGCGGGCTCGTCCGGAGTCTCTGGGGTTTCGGGGGTGTCGGTCTTGGTGATGTCGGGCTGGTCGGAGAGGCCCATGTCGGCGTCTCCGTCGCCGTTCTGTTCGCGCTCTTCGCGGTTCTTGAACCAGGTGAGGGAGCGGACGGCGTCGAGGAGGAGGCTGATGTCGATGGCCTCGTTGAGGTTGCCCTGGGCGAGGGATTCCGCTTCGGCGATGATGAGGCGGGCGATGACCGCGATGGCGCTCTGGGCGTCGGCGATGTCCTCGGCCTCGCTGTCATCGGCCTTGGCGAGGGCTGGGGCGACGGCGCGCGCGTCGCGAAGGACCTCCTCGGCCTTCGCTACAGTCTCCGCATCCACGGCGACGTCGGGCTCGTCGGCCTTTGCAGCTTCCTTGAGGGATCCGTCGGGGTTCCAGTTGTCGGGCACCATGGCCTCCAGTCCGAGGGCCTTCGCCCGCTTGATGACGTGTGCGCGGATCTTGTCGTGGCCAGTGCCGCCGCGGCCCACGGCCTTGATGGCCTTTCGCAGGTCGGCCTTCGTGCTGATCGGGTAGCTGCCGTCAGGCATTGCGGCGCCCGAGGTGGCGGCCTTCTTCCGGCCAGCCGCTGACAGGTCCGCTTTGCCAACCTCGCCACGGAGGTCTTGCTCCGACATCACGGCGCCCTGGACCACGACGTTAACTGTGACCTGCGGCGCGGCATCGTCCGTCTTGGTGGCCTCCGCGGTCACGGTGGCGCCGCCTGAGGCGAGAGCGGCGAGGGCTTCCTTCACGGGGGCGGCGAGGCGGTCGTACAGCTCGGGGAGCAGCCCGAACGCCTCGGCGTCGGACTTCTCCGTGACGTGAGCGTCGGGGACGACCTCCAGGTCGCCGCCGATTCCGTCGGCCTTGGCGATCTCGAAGAGAGTGGTGGGGTTGCAGGGCCGGTCAACGACGGAGACCTCAATGATGTCCCCGCCGACGATCTCGCCACCCGGGGCGTCGGCCTTCCCCAGGGTGACCTTCGGGTTCTTGATGCCCACGGAAAAGCCCTTGAGGACGCCGTGCTCGCACTTCAGAACCGCAACCGGGTCGACGATTCGGGCGGCCAGCATGTGCATGTCGCCGTCCGCCTTGGACAGTCCGACGCCGACGCCCACCGCACGCTTGCCGTCGTGCTGCTCGCGGACGTTGCCACCCTGGTTGAACCAGGCGGGCATGGCCTGGTCCAGCCACTGTGCGTTCAGGCGCTGCTGATCTCGGTCCAGGTCCGGTGATGCGGCCGGCCCGTACACGAGCAGGGTGCCGTCATCGTCCTTTTCCATCTTCGTGATGGGCGCCCACGCATATGTGGTCTCAGGCATGAATTCCTCCTCGCCCGGTGCGCGGGCGCGCTGTAGTGAAGACGGTCAGGCGGGCATCGGGTAGCACCGGCAGTTGGGATGCGCCGGCGGGGCATCGGACCCGTCCGGCCACGCGTCGCCGATGGCGCGGGCTCCAGCAGTTGCGTTGGCGGTGCAGACCGGGCAGGCATCGGGCTCAGCCACCCACCGCCACTCCGTGATCCCCGCGGCGGTGTACTCCTGGCGGGCGGCCTCACTGGTTGCCCGGGTGAGTTCGGTGAGGGCGACTCGGCGTGCCCATGCGTCGTCCGTCAGGGCGTCACGCAGTAGGTCGGCGAGTTCCTCGCGGCCAAGGCCCCGGCGCTTTGCGTCGGCCAGGATGCGTGCGAACGTCTGCAGGCGCCTGTCTGCGATGGGGGGTATGCGGGTCTTGCTGTCGTCGAGGAACGCGGCGAGAGCGTCGGCCATGACCGTGGTGAGCCGTTGCCGGGTGGTGGCGTCGTCTCCGATGGTCCAGTTGAACTCAGCCCTGGTGCCGGTGGTAACCGCATGTGCGGAAATCGCACCGATGACCCAACCCTCGGACCAAATCCCGGCGAGCACCGCCGCAAGAGGTGCGGTGAGGCTGACCCCTTGGGCCACGAGGAACGCCACAGCCACAGCCAAGGCGGCGTCGGGGTCGCCCTCCTGTGGTGGCACTACCGCTTCCTGTGCGATCCACCGTTCGGCCAGTTGATCAGCGTCAACGGTCGAGGCGACGTCGCTACTGAGGCGGTCGGCCCACAGGGTGGCGGTGTCCTGGTCGCGGTCCCATCCGGGCCAGGCGACCGCATCACCTTTTGGGTCAGCGCTCACCCCGTCGGGCGGGGCGAAGACCACGTGTTGATCGTTCAGGCCCGTCGGTGCATCGGCCTTGGTAACGGTCTGGAACTGGAAAGGCCGCTTCGGTGCTGGGTTCTTGCGTGCCCAGCGGCGGTAGGAGGCGAGTTCGGTTTTGACCTGCTCGGCCCGGTCGTCGTCCTCCTCTGGGTCCTTGGTGTTCGTGTCCGGGCCGTGGGGGGCGTCGAGGACACCGTCGGCGTCCGTGTCGGCCTGTGGCGGCCCAACGATCGGCCCCACCACTTCCCCGGCCGGGGCCAGGTCTGATGCTCCCGCGAGGAACACCAGGCCGCGTGCTGTACGCACCACAGGCATGTCCGCTTCGGGAAAGTCGAACCTTGGGAGACCCATGCGGTCGCGGTCTTCGTTGTAGGTCATCCGGCCGGCCTCAACGCGGGCTGCGGCGACCTCATCGGCCGCGGCGGCGTCTTCCTCTTCGAGACCGAGGAAGCGGATCTCCAGCTCGGACGGCATGCCAAGGTGCTTGCGGGAGATGTCCGTGAGGAGCTGCTGCAACCAGCGCAGTGTGGGCAGCGTGCCCTTGCGCTGCTGCACGTCGGCTTGGCCCTCGTGCCACCCGCTGCTGCCGAGGCCGCCCTGCTCGGTGAACCCGAGTTCGGCGATGGTCACGTCGAAGTGGGCGGCCATGAGCTTGACCAGGAACAGGTCGTACTCGGGCTTGTACCGTTCGGCGACGTCCTGCTCGGTGTTGATGTCGAAGCCGGGCGGCAGGACCCGCATCCGGTGCCGGGCCGCGGTGCCACCGGAGTAGGTGTCGTTGAGGTTCGTCTCGTACTCAAGGACCTGCGACGGGGTCCACCCGGTCTGCCCATTCTGGGTGATCCATCCGGCGGGCAGGGTGCCCTCGGTGTACTCGTCACGGATCCATTTGCGGCGGCGCAGCCACACGTCGACGTCTTCGAGGGCCTGCTCGACGGCGGAGTACCCGTAGGGGGTGTGGGCGCGGACGTTGCGCCGCTTGTAGACGAGCCGGTCGGAGCGGTACCCGTTGAGGACGTTCCCGTCGGCGTCGGTGTCCGCGATGAACTCCCCGCGGGGGAAGCCCCACAGGATCTGCTGGAATGCCGGATTCGGGGGCGCCGGCCGGCCGCCGCGGTGATCCCGCAGCGGCTTGATGGTGGACCCGTCGAGGATCTCCAGGGCGTACAGGTCCCCGCCGTAGGTCAGCCGCGGGTAAATCGCAACCGCGTCGAGCACCAGGTGCTCTTCGAGGAGCTTCGAGCACCAGTCGCCGAAGGACTCGTCCTGCCCGGGGTCGGGCTGCTCCCAGAAGCGGGTGCACCGGGCGATGTCCGGTGACAGGCGCTCGCGTAGGGCGCCCTCCACCTCGGAGCGGGGCTTGCCCGTGGTGTGCTGGGCCGCCTCCACGGCCTGCTTGGTGATGGTGACTGCCCAGTCCAGGCCGGCCACCTCCGCTTTGCGGATCTCAATGCAGCGGCGGGGCAGCCCGCCGGCGTCGGCAGCGTCCCGCAGGACCTTCCACGGCACCAACCGGTCGCCAGTCAGTCCGATGTTGCTGGTGACTGGGTATTCGTTGAAGCGGGGCTCGGGGCGGCCGGTGTCCGGGCGGGGCGGGTCGATCGCCGCCGGGAACAGGGGCACGCCCGGCCCGAAGGCGACCTGCGGGTCGGTGCGGGGCAGCGGTACAGACACGCCGGTGACCTGTTGGCCGCCGCGGGCCGAAGCGTTGGCGATCGAGGCGACCTGCTCTGCGGTGAACGTCGCAACGGGCGTCGTCGCCGGGCTGATCGCCTTCGTGATCTCGGGGATGCGCCGGAACAGGTCACGCCAGCGAGCCACGGTGCACCCCCGGTCCGTTGTCAGGCGGCAGTGCCACCGGCTTCACGCATCTGCCGCAACCAGTCCATGGCCTGCGCCGCAGAGCCCTGGTTGATCAGGAGGCGGGCGAGGGCTTGACTGGTGCCGTCGACCTGGTCGTCGTGCGCGCCGTTCGGAAACGAGGAGTGCTCGACGATGAAGTCGTCAACCCAGGGCGCCATCGATGGCTCCGGCAGGAACACGTTCCCAGCCTCCTGGAACGGGGACACCGCCGAGGCTCGCGCGTACTTCGACCCTTCGGGGTTGATGGGGATCATGCCGGGGACAGTCGACCGCAACTGCGCGATCACCGCGGATCCGTTGGCTTTGTCCTCGACCAGTTTCGCGTTGGCCTGCGGCCACTTCGCCGACAGGGCCTGCAGCGCCCGGCAGGTGGCAGGAAAGTCGAGGCGGTCACGGATCTGGTCGAGGAGGTACACCTCGGCGCCGAACCGCGCCCAGACCTGGCCGACAACGAAGTCGCTTCCCTTGGTGTCCTTGAACGCCATGTCCCAGGACTGGATGACCTCGTCCGCGCCGTGTATCCAGCGCGTTCCGTCTTCCCGCACAGCCCACTTCGGCGCCGGGTACCAGCGCCACTTCGACCGTTTGAACAGGCCACCTTCGGCAGGCGCGGGACGCCCTTGGTAGAGGCTCGCCCAGGTCGCGGCCCCGACGTCTCGTTTAGTGTCTTCCCAGTCCTTTGGGCTGCGCCCGCGGGCCGAGGTGAGGTATTCACCTGGGGCACGCCCGAGCGGGTCGCTCTGGTCTTCGGCTTGGGCGGGAACGTTGATGTACCGCCAGTCGCCGGCCGACGGCCCGGACAGGAGCCGGCCGGACAGGTCGTCTTCGTGCCACCGGGTCTGCACGACGACCACGACCGCGTCGGGAGCAAGGCGGGTACGGGCGGTGTCCGTCCAGAAGTCCCAGCAGGCTTGCCGGTACGTCGGCGAGTCGGCTTCTTTGCGGCCCTTGAGGGGGTCGTCGATGATCAGGACATCGACGGGGCGCCCGGTGAGCGCGCCGCCAATGCCGACGGAGTAGACGCCGCCGAGTGCGTCCATGAGCTGCCATTCGTGGGCAGCTGAGGTGTCGTGCCGGACGGTCAGGCCGAGTTCGGGGTGGACGGCGATGTCGTTGCGGATTGCCCGGCCCCAGCGCCTGGCGACTCCGAGTTCGTAGGAGACGATCGCGATCCGCAGGTCCGGGTTCCTGGTGAGCAGCCAGGTGGGGAACCGGCGGGAAGTCCGCTCGGACTTCCCTTCCTGTGGCGGCATGGAGAAGATCAGGCGCTTGCAGCGCCCCTCTGCGACGTCCACGAGGTTGTCGTCAAGGAGTTGCAGGGCTGCGGTCTGGCGGGTCCGCGGGTCGGCGTGCTGGGCCAACTCTCCCGGTGAGCTGAATTTGCCAGTGCCGGGTTCTTCGATCTGATCCGCAGCTCCGTCGAGGTAGTCCGTCACGGCTGCCACCTCTAGTCGGACGACGTCCTGAGCCTCTGTGCGGCGATTCGGCGGGCCTCTACGGGGTCGCCGCCGCCGCCGATGAAGTAGGCGATGACGTCGTTGACGGCCGCCACGACTCGGGTCATCTTGTCTTCTTCGATCTTCGCCAGGCGTTCGTCGATGCCGAGTTTGGCGTATGCGAGGAGCCTGTCGCCGACGCGTCCGAGGGCGCGCTCATAGACGACGATCTCGGAGCGGAGCTGCTCGGCACCGCGGGCGTCGGTGTAGCGGATGTCGTCCGCCCCGAGGTCTTTGACGAGGGTGGCGAGAATGTCCTTGAACAGGACTTCCTCGCCAATGTGCTGCGACAGCGCCGTGAGCGGGTTGTCGACAGGCACGATGTCGAACAGGGTGGCGAGCTGACGGGCCTTCTTCTCGATCTTGGCTTCTGCCACGCGTCGCTCACCTGCCGCTCTCGTGATCGGGTTGGATCCGCCGTGCCGCCAGCAGACAGTCAGGCCTTTCATCGCCCAGAGTTTGCAGGGCCGGGTGAGGTGCCCGTCGGCGTCTTGGGCTTTGCCCTGGCAGCGACGGTCCTCGGGTGGGGTCTGTGAGGGGATGTTCTTCCGGTCGGGCGAGTGGGACTGGCAGACGTCCCGGCCCTTCATCGTCCACTGCGGGCACCGGTACGGGGGTCCCGCGTAGTGGTGCCCGTCGACCATGGCCTTGCAGCGCCGCTCTGGGGGCGGGTCCCCGGCCTTGTCCTGCGGGTGGTCGCGCGCCATGACCCTCCCTGCGGAGTTACCAGCCCTCGGGTAGCTGCGCGGGCTCGTCACCGGGGTCGGACTGCGGGGGCTGTTCGGGGGTGCAGTCGCAGCCGGGCAGGTCGCTGGTGGCGGGGGCCGTGCAGGACCCTTGGTGGACGAGGGACGCGGCGTCCAGGGTGATCGCGTGATGGAGGCAGCCGTGGACGGCGCGCGTGTAGTCGGCGCAGTCGGGCAGCGGCCCGAACTCGGGGAGCGGCTTGTCGTGGTCGGCGAGGAGCAGCACCTGGTCCCGGCGGTCCCGCTCGATCTGCTGAGCGGCAGCGATTTCATCGCCGGTGAGGCGCCGCTGCCAGTGCACAACCGCAGTGTCACCGCACAGGCCGCACGTAGGGCCCGCGAGGGCAATGGGTGCGGGCTCAATGTCGGGCTCGATCATGTGACTCCCCTGTCGGTGCGCTTGGGCGGCGTGAACGAACGCTGGGGGGCGCAGCGAGGCCCAGCGGAACCACGGCGGCGAGGTAACGGAGCAGCTCAACCACGGGCTACGCCTCCTCTGTGAGTTCGGTGTCGGAGGTGGCGGTGAACCCGATGGGGGGCTTGGCCAGCGTTGCGGGTGTGGCGTCGAGGAGGCGCCGCGCGGTCGCTTCGGCCTCGGCGAGCTTCTTCCGGCCGCTGCCCTTGATGCGGACGAAGACCTGCTTGTCACCGGACACGATGGTGATCCGCACCCTCACTCCTCACGATCACGCCTACCGACAACCGGGGCCCGGCGCTTCATCCGCCTCCGCCCGTACCGCCGCTTCTGCCGGGCGCCGGGGTGGTTACGCTCGGCAACGACGACGACGGAGCAGCGGTGCTGCAGGCCGCGGGGTTGAAGACCGAGCACTCCGTCGGCGTGGCGGTGGGAGGGGGTGTGGTCGGGGGCGGCAGCGTCGGGTGCGTCGGCGGGGGTGTCGTCGGAGGGCGCGTGGGCGTGACCGTGATCGGCACTGGTCCCGGCTTGTCGTGGGCGCACGCGGCAAGACCGCCAAGCGCCAGGACCGCGACAGCAGCAGCAGTGAGAGCGCGCAGGCGCATGGGACTCCCCTGGGAGTAGAGGGATTTGGAATGCCCGGCAGGATTCGAACCCACGTCACCCGGGTTGGAGCCGGGTGTTCTCGCCGCTGAACTACGGACACAAGCAGGCCGCCGGCCCGCGGGGCGAAGTTCCGCGACTCGCCGGCGACCGCCCGAGGATGCTCTACCTACCTGAGCTACCAGCCAGACCGTGCACGATCCTGTTGTGGCCGGGCGGGACTTGAACCCGCGACCTTCCCCTTCGTGGCAGCGACAGGATTTGAACCTGCGACCTCCGGGTTATGAGCCCGGCGAGCTGACCGACCTGCTCCACGCTGCTTCGTTCAGGCTAGGCGCCTGCTGGCCGCCGGTGCGACCGGGTTTTGCCCCGCTGCCGGGCGCGGTGTCCGTGGGCCGGCTGGGCAGCGGGTGATTAGGGGTGGCGATCGAACAGGTGCCAGACGAGGCCGTGAGGGGCGAGTGCGGTCCCCCGGTAGTGGAGAGCCGAGTCGTCGGGGAGCGGCTGGCCCGTCCCAAAGACTCGGAAGGCGCAGGTGGCCCCGGCGCTGCCGTCGCTGAATGCCCACAGCTCAACCGTGTCCGAACGTCTGGCCGCGATGTGGAGCACGTCACCCGACAGGGAAATGGTGTGCCACTGGTCATCGACGGGGATCTCGTACCGGTGGATGGCGAGCGGCATATCGGCGTCCTCCGCGGTGGGTGGGCGCGGCCCGAGCCCGTCAGGTCGGGCCGCGCGGCAGGGTCGCCTTCTGGCATCGCCTGCGGACCGCAACCCGGGGGGGTGGGTGCGGCGATCGGGGGTCAGGCCGCGGCGTAGGTGCGGCGTGCGCGCTCGCGGGTCGCCTTCTCGGCACGGATCACATCGATGGCGAGGAAGAGAGGGCCGCCACGCCAGTCACGCCCGGCCTCGGTGAGAACCCCGCGGTACTTCCAGTTGCGGACCACGTTCGGCTTCACGCCCGCCGCTTCGGCGGCCTGGGCGACTGTCCAGTGGGTCGTCTGCAAGTCAACGTCGAGGTCGATCACGGCAACGCACCCCCGCGGCCTGGGTAAACGAAAAGGCCCCGCGTATTTGGCGGGGCCTTCCGGAAGCGTGCATGGTTCTCCGTGGGACAGGATCATGCATGATGCGGTGCCTCGTCAAGCTGCGGCGATAATCGACGCATTCAGCGCCTTGACATACGCGTCGTACTCGGGGCGGGTGATGATCCGGCGGCAGTCCGGGTCGCGGCATTCGATGTACGGCTCATCGTTGACCAACCGCAGCTCACGAGACTCCACCAGGTACGGGCCGTGGCAGCGCGGGCACGGTGCAAGACGGCGCACTTCCCGCTGCTCGTCCTGCTTCGTGAAGTACAGGCAGGTGCGGTACCAGCCACTCACCTGCCCGCCGGGGTTGGCGTTGTCGCGCCCCCAGGGTTCCCATGCAGCGGGGTGATGTTGCATCACCCAGTCCCAATGGGCGCTGAGCGTTTGGACGCTGGCGTTGAGCCAGTGGCTTTCCCGGCCGGTCGCGGGGAGTCCGTGGTTGGTGCGGTAGTCCGACCAGAGGGCGGCGACAGCTTCGGCTGGGCGTGCGCCGGCGGCGCTTCTGGGCCCGACGGATATGCCGCGTAGTTCGAGGACGTCGGCCCGCAGTTCTGTCATCTCCCCGACGATGCGGTCGACGAGGAGCCGGGATGCCTGGCCGGGCCATGTGGCGACGGTGACACGGCCGATGGTTCCGGTGGCCTTGGCGGGCGTGCCTGTCACGGCTTCACTGAGGACTGCGACGATGAGCGCGGGTATGGCGGCGAGTTGTTCGCGGGTGCGGTCGACGCAGCCGTGGCACTGGGTCGGCTGGCCCCAGGCGGGCTGGATGGCGTGCTCGACGCCGGTTACGGTCTGGGCTTCTTCGGCTTTGCGCCAGGCGGTGTTGCACGGGCCGGGGCAGGCGGCGGGGGCGTTTTGCATGACGGGCTCCCAGGTGTGCGGGTACGCCCACATTCTGCGGCATGCGCCCGACAGCGCCCCGCGGTGTCAGCGGGGGTGCGGTTCACCGTCCGCCTTGCCGGGCCAGTCGTGGCCTACGGGTTCGGCGCACCAGCACCGGTAGCCGAGGCTGAGCACCCTGCCGATGCCCCCGCGTTCACGGTCGGCGTTCGGGCCGTGGCGGTACTTCGCGCGGATGGATGCCTCTACGGCCTTGAGTGCTGCGTCACGTCGAAGGATCGGCATCGGCCACCTCCTCCGAGGTATCGACCGGCTCATCGGCAATGATCACGCGCACTTGCTGGCCTTCGAACCGGCCAATGATCTCGATCAAGTCGTGGTCGCCAACTTTGAGAACGTCAGGGTCCATGGGCGTGTATTCGCTATAGCCCCAACCGACGTCTACGGACAGGTCGCCCGTGTAGCGCTCGTCCATGATGGCGACAGTCACGGGCTTGCTGAACCCAGCTTCGCTGATCGCGCTGACCAAGTCGACGTCGCCGAACCAGACCGCGCCACGAAGCCCGTCAGCGCTCCGCCACCGGTCGCCTGTGGTCACCAGCCCGGTCAGGTTGATCCTCACGCGGTCGTCTCCTCTGTCCAACCCCAGCCCTCCGCGAGGAGGCGGATGCGCCGTTCGACGCGGTTGTCGCGCCCGCAGTCGCAGGGCTTGCCGCGTTCACTGTCGTTGCAGCTTTCACCGCCGTCGTGTTCCTCGGTGCCGGCGCGGCAGGTGTACCAGCAGTCGTCGTCATTGACCAGGTGGCGCTCGGCGAGCAGGTCGGCCAGCAGTTCCCGGTCGGCGGCGATGCGGCGGAGGACGGCGGCCGGGTCGTGGCGCGCCATGTGCGGGATCAGGCCCCACTGGAGTTCGGCCTCCAGGAAGATGCCATCCTTGCCGATCTCCGCGCGCAGATTGCCGCGAGGACGGGACACGCCGTCACTCTCCCCCGAGGCCGCCGGGTACGGACCGCGAGCCTCCCGGACGCCGCACCGGGCGTAGTCGACGTCCCGAGCGGCCTCGGCTTCGGCCTGCGCCGCGTCCAGGGTGGCGTGCAGGAACACCAGCGGGTCGGGGGTCACGGCCGCCACTCCTCGCGGTAGTCGGGGTGGTCGGCGTAGGGCAGCGCCAGCACCTGCGTTGCGACGTAGAGACCCGCGATCAATCCGTTGATGCCTTCGTCGTTCTCGTCCCGGCCGGGCGCCGATTCCTGCTCCTCGTACCGCCTGATGATCCGCCGCTTCGCTTCGACCTCGGCCAACACCCGCGCCGGGTCGGCGAATCGGACGATGTGCTCGGCGTTGATCAGGTTCTGGCGATCGCTGGGCTCTCCGGTCGTGGCCACTCGTGCGGCTTCCGTGCCGAAGACCGCTTCCTCGGTGCGGCCCGACGCGGTGGCGTGATGTCTGGCCGTCGGCGTGTTCCGCCACGGCCCAGGCGTCGTCTCTCGCGCTACCGCCTCGTCCACGTCGAGCCGCGCCCGCAGGAATGCGATCAGGTCGGCAGTCACCACGACTCCCTCTCCGATTTGAGCGCGGCCCGGAGCATCCCGGGCGTTACGACGATCCTGTTGGCGAGGGCTTCCACGTCCTGCCTGAGCGCCCATAGCTGCGCGCTCTTCGCGTACAGCTCCGTCCGCAGGTCCCGCTCTTCCTCGTGCCACAGCATGTGCATGGCCCGGTCGGCGGCGTTCGCCACGGCCACCGGGTCGCTGGTGTCGGCGTCGAGGGTCGCCTTCCACAGGCGGTCCATGGTGTCGTCACCAATCCCGGCAGTGACCACGTCGTTCACGGGCCGCCAACTGATCCACCACCCGGAGAACTGCATGGCATGGCCGGTCTTGGGGTCGGGGTACCACACCTCGATCTCGCCGCGCGGCCAGCCGCCGGGGGCGTACTCGATCTCCCAGCCCAAGGCCTCCAGACGCTCCAACAGAGCAGTGACGAAATTAAGGTGCGCCTCGTCGTCCGTCATGCGGTCCTTCCGAACTTCCACGGCTTACGAGCCAGCCCTTGCAGGAACTCTTCGTGTGCGGCGGCGAGGGCGCCTTCATCGAAGATGAGCATCTGCCCCGGCAGGCAAGCGGGGTTGGCGCGCACCGTGATGATGTCGGCCGCACCAGCCTGATCGACGGCGGCGCGGATCCGGTGGACTTCCTGCGGCTCGCAGTGGATCGTCCGCTTCGACTCCTCGCGGACCACGTCCAGGAAGGTCAGCTCGGTGACGAGCCGGTCCCAGGTCAACGGCTCGGTCACGGATGATCGCCGCCGAACAGCCCCGCGAACTGGTGGCCCGGGTCGAACTCGCCGATCACCGCATCCTGCATCTGCTGCAACCGCACCTGAAAGTCGGCCATCCGCCCGAGGGCCGCGTCCGGGTCCGGCGCGCCGTACACGAGGGTGTTCACGACCCGGCGAATCGCAACCCGGTCCAGACCCTCGCGGCACAGCGCCGATTCGAGAAGCGCGAAGGACCGCCGCATCCACTCCAGATGCGCCACGAACAGCGGGTCGCCCATCAGTGCCGCACGGGCCACGGGATGCCGGGCCACGTACTCATCCAGCACCGCATCACTGTCGTACTCGGTCATGCCGATGCCTTCCGCATGGTGACCCACTGCGACTCGAATCTGGACAACGCCTCCCGTGTCTGGCCGTCGAGTTGTCCGGCGGCGAGCAGCAGGGTGAGAAACACGGCTCCGATGGTCTCGGCGTTGGCGCTACTGCCTTCCTCTGCGAGCCAGCAGTCCGTCCAGCCGTCCATCGTGTTGTCGCCGCCTTTGTAGCCCTGGTAGGTGGTACCCCGGGCGGAACGGGCGTCGGCGAGCATGGCGCCGACTGTGACATTCGCGGCCGGCTCGAAGGCGAGGTCCATGTAGTCGCCGCGGTAGGAGTGCGGGTTGGAGAAGCCGAGCGGCAGCACCAGGGCGGGGTCTGCGGCTTCGAGCGCCACAATCAGCTCGTCGAGGGTCATGCCGTCATTGTGCGCCCGGCGCCCGACAGGGCTGCGCCTGTCAGCAGCCCGCGCCGACGGCCACCTGCACGTGCTTCAACCGCTTCGCCGGCTCGGTGTCCGCGTCGTAACCGGGGTTGTCGCTGGCCCACGCCGCCTCGGTGCAGTACCCGGCACCGGTTGGGGACGTTGAGGCGAGCGTTCGGAACGTATCCCGACAGTCGGCGCCCCCCTCGCTGCCGAGTACCTGCGCGGAGTCCGGGATCCCAGGGACCCGGTACCAAACGTCCACGTCCCGGATGGGGTCGCAACTCTTCGGCGACTTCGACGGGCGCGGCTTGGCGGACTTCGACTTCGCAGCCGGCTTGGGAGTCGGGGTCGCACTGACCGTAGGGGCGGTCGCAGTTACGGCGGGTGCGCTACTGGCCGTTCCTTTGCTTCCCTCGCAGGCGGTGAGCGTGAGCCCGGCGGCGAGTAACACGGCGGTAGCAGCAGCGGTGCGGATGTACACGAACGCCCCCTTTTGGCGATGTGACGGGCATCCTGTCACGCCCGGGGCCACCGGAGGGACGGTTTCTGTGGGTTCGCCTGCGCCCGACGTCGTCCGCCCGGCATCCTGCGGTTATGGCGGTGACTTACGCGGTGATCGGCCAGTCGGAGGCCGAAGTGAAGACGGCCCTCGCCCGGCTCTGCGATCTGTTCGGGCTGGAGTCTCTAGGCGCATCCCGACTGCCAGGACAGGAGCGGTGGCTTGGTCGGGCTGCGCCGCCAGCTGTCAGGCTCCCGCGTTCGCCTCGTCGGTCTGCATGACCATCTGCAGCGCACTGACCCCCACGACGACAGCGAGGGCATCCTTCGGGCACGGAGATCCGTCAATGTCGGCGTTCGGGTCGCCGGGGCATGAGTCCTTCGTGTATGTGTCGGCGTCACCCACAAGCTCGGTGATCTTCGTGATGGTCGGCGAGTACTGATCGGCGCCCCCGGCCACGCCGATCGCGTCGGTGATCTGCGTGAACAGGCCAACGCTGTCGGCGATGGCCTTCGCGCAGCCGCTGCTCCCGGAATCGGTGGAACAGTCCTTCATCCCATCCCCGCCTGCGAGGGCTTTCAGTTTGGGCACCCACGTCGTGGACAGTTTCGCTGCGGCTGCCGCGGTAGCGGGCTTCGCGGACGCGTCGTGGCTACTGCCGGATGAGCAGGCGGCGAGCAGGAACGCGGCGGCGACTGCTACTGCCGCGGTGGTTGTGCGGGTGCTCACGGGATCCCCCTGGTGTGGTCAGTGGGGATGAGCGTGGCAGGTCCCGCGTGGCCGGGCTGACGGTGTGACGATTCCGTGACTCAACCGGCCCGCTTCCCGCCCCCGCCACCGCGCTTGGTCGTGGTCTTCTTCCCTGCGGTCTTCTTGGCCGGTGCCTTCTTCTTTCCGGTGGCTTTGCGGTCGCCCATGTGGTGGACGTCGGCGTGATCGCCGGTTTCGCGCCGGTCCCGTGCTTGGTCGGCGGCGGCTTTGAGTGCGGCCATGAGGTCGAGCGGGCCGCCCTCCTCCTTGCCCTTTGCGGGCTCGGCGGCCTTCGGTGGGGCGTGATCCTCGGCCTTGGCCTCGATGAGGGCTGTGACGGCTGCGGCGTAGTCGTCGTGCATTTGGGCGAGGTCGATGTCGCCCACCACCCCGATGTAGTCGAGGGCGGCCTGGATCTCATCCTCGGTGAGGTCCACGTCCGTGCGGGGTCGAGCGTCATCAGCGGACCGCAGCTCGTCCGGCCAGTGCAGGCGCTGCAGCACCAGCACCTCACCCTGAGCGTGGATCACAGCCAGGGTCTCCCCCGTACCACGGAACGCCATCTTGCCAACGGCGCCCTTCCCCGCCCGGGCCAGGGCTTCACGCATCAGCACGTAGGGCTTGTTCGCCGCCGAGCTCTGGGCCGCCAGGAAATACGGGGTTCCGAACTGCTCCCCCGGGATCGCGCCGAGGTCCACGAAGCCGCTGATCTCCACCGTCTTCGCCGTGGGCAGAGGCAGGTCGTCCAGCTCCTGATCCGAGATCGGCACCAGGGTCCCGTCGGGAGCCTCGTAGGCCCGGCCGATCTCGTCCATGCCCAGCGGCTGCGTGTGATCGTCCATCTCCAGCTCGCACACCCGCCGGTTCCGCACCCGGCCGTGGTCCTCCAGGTGGATCTGCCGGAACCCGACCTTGTGGGAGTGGACGGCCGGCTCAACCCTGACAGGGATCGCGACCAGGCCGAAGGTCAAGGTTCCACTCCAGATGGCGGGCATGGCGCGTCCTTCCCGTGGCGGACCCCCGGTGGCCACGCTACGGACCGCCCTCACGGCGCGCCGGACGGGTACGCCCAATCGGGTGCTGCATCGTTAGTCCGGCAACCCACCGTGGCAAGGAAAGGTCGACCATGAAGCCGAGGTTGACACTGGAGGAACACCAAGACCTGGGGCTGTCCCTCGCTTGCGTCAGGGACGAACTGGAGAAGCGGACCGCCCAGCTCGCCGACGCATACCCGCGTTCAGGACCAGAAGCGGTGCCGGGCAAGTTGCTCATTGATGCCCTGCGCTTGTTGGAGTCCGCACGATGCGAACTCGACCACATGATGTTCCGCGAGCACTGGGACGACGGAACCCCAGCGGTCTACTACCCGGACGATGACCAGCGGGCGACCTGGCGGCCAATCAGGCGGCGATGAGGCTATCCGAGGCAAGCAAGCAGCGGCTCGCTCCGGGTCGGCGAGCCGCGTGTGGCTACCCTGGCGCGCAGGCGCCCTCCCACTAGTCCTGGGAGGGCGCCTGCATCGGTCAACGGCTCAGTTCACTCGCGTACTCGAGCTGTCGCGTCCCGCAGGATGGCGACCTTCGTGCCGCTACTGATCGCGGTCACGTGGGTTCCGCCCTTGAGGGTGGACTCCCAGAGCTCGTCGACGATCCGCCGAATCGCTTCCTCGTCCGGGATGTCGGGGTTCGCCTCAAGTTCAGCGAGGACAGTCATGAACTCGGGGACCTGACGGAGAGCCTGGAACCAGTCGCTGACGTCCTCGATCTCCTTGCTTCCGCGTTCGGGACGCTCGGCGATCCAGCGCGCCATCTCGCTCGAGTCTGGCCAGTCCGGGGAGTCCCTATGGCACGGCGCACACAAAAGGATGACGTTCGACGCATTGTCCGAGCCGCCACGACTCGAGGGCACGACATGGGCACGCTCGAGCGTGGCCCGCTCCCAACTCGCCCGAGGCGTCGCCTTCGCCCAGCGCTCCGAGTGCCAGCCGCAGGCGAAGCAGCACGGCTCCTTCAAGTCCTCGAGCATCGGCGCGAACGCGTTGCGGTCAGGGCTCGAGGCCCAGTGCTGTGCGAGCTGCCACTTGTCAGGAACTGTCATGCCTGCCTCATCTCGTCGCGCGTTTGAACCGCGACCGGGGAGCCCCACCAGTTCTCGCCGAAGATTTCTACCAGCCGGTCGGCCACCTTGATGAGGCCCTTCTCGCGTAGTTGCTCGTCGGCGATCTCCGGGGCTTTCAGGTACTCAGCGATCCAGACGTCAAAGAGCACCGTCAGTTTGGCAGCCAACCAGTCCGTCGAGTCCGTGTCGTTGGCCTCGAGCAGGCGAGGGTCGATGTCCATGCGTACTCCGCTTCGAGTGGCAACTGCGGGCGGGACGGTCACAGTCCGATCCCTCTCATCGGGTTCTCCTCGTGGGCGTCGACCGCGCGGATGTACTCGAGCACCTGCGGCGAGCCTTCAGCCCAGCGACCCTGAGCTCGGATGGCCGAGATGGGCGCGCGCTTCTTGTACGCCTCGGCAGCCCCGCCGGCACGGAAGCCGTGGGCGGTGTAGACGAGGTTGTCTTTCGGGAGGACCCGGGTAGCGCGTCGCTGGACCATCTCGTTGATGGCGTCCCCGGACATGGTGTCGCCCGTGATCACGTCCCATCGGTTGATGGAGCGGAGGAGTCGCCCCGTGGTGATGCCGCGCTCGAGCAGCGCTTGGCGGTAGGCGCGGACGACGCGGATGGGGTCGGTGTCGTTGTGGATCCCTCGAGGGACGACGACTTCCTCTCCGGCGCCTTCCTGGTCGGTCTTGGAGGTCCGGATGAGGATGGTGAGGTCGCCTTCGTCGTCTTCGACGATGTCCTCGATGTGGAGCCCTGCGAGTTCGGAGCGGCGGGCCATCATGGCGAAGCCGAGGATGAAGATGGTGCGGTCACGGAGGCCGGACAGCGTCTCGAGGTCGCAGTCCTCGATCAGCAGGCGCAGTTTGACCAGGCCGATGGCGGGCGCCTTGCGTTTCCGGGTGCCGCTTTCGGCGCGCTTCTTCCGGTAGCCCTTGAGGACGCGTCGGGCTTCACCGGTCTCGGGCTGGTGTGGATGGCCGGCCACCTTGTGGGCGGAGCGGATGACGGCAATGGCTTGCTCGATGCTCGAGGGCGCCAGTGGGCGGCCGGTGCTCGAGGGGGTGGTCGTGAGGTGGGTGACGTACTCCCACAGGGTTCTGGCGGTTGCCGGGAGGGGGACGCGTCCTCGATCGGCGCACCACTTGGTGAAGGTGTCCCACTGGCGGCTGTATGCGCGCTGGGTGTTGTCGGGGATTGATTCCTCGAGGGCGCGAAGCGCTTCGTCGGAGACGTAGTGGTCTCGCTCGGTGTGGACGGCCGCTGGGACCGGTGCTCGCGGGGCTGGGAGATGGGGTCCGACGGAGGACTCGAGGGGTTCGCTCATCCCCCAATCTTACCGCCGATAAGGCAAGTTATCCGGGGTTAGAGTCAACTCGAAAGATGCGAGCGCTCAAGTCACTACGCCCCGAACAGCCCGTCCTGCTCGACCTCAAACCGCCCGGGCCCGCGCACCAGGACGTCGGCCCCGAGCTTGTGCGCGCACCCCTCACCGAGTCCGCGAAGCCTCGCGTCCCGCGACTCCAACGGCCGGTGACACATCCCGCACCGGACGACGCGACGCCCCGCCGCCAGCACCTCGTCGTCGGTGGCGAGGCCAGGCAGCGGGGCGTCAGGGGTCATGCGGGGAGGCTACCGGCGGGGGGGCTGGTCCGTTGTGGCCGCGATCGGTCCCGGGGTCTCGCGGTGGCAGTCGCAGGCGCATTCGGCCATGTCCTGCTTGCGGGTGATCCGGCAGGCGGTGTGCTGGCGCCGTTCCCAGTCTGCGAGCACGGCCATGGACGGCAGGTGGGTCTGTGCCGCGCGGTCGAGGGCGAGTGCGGTCTCGCAGGCGGTGGACACGTAGGGCCGCATATGCGGGGCGATCATCAGCCGCAGATGCTCGGGCAGGGCGTCGCGGTCGGACCCGGGCGGGGGCGGCACGTAGTCGGGCTGGGTGATCGCGATCCGCAGTCGCATGCTGTCGCCGAACTCGGCTTGCACGTGGTCGGCGATGCCCTGCGCCCACGACTGCGCGTCCCCGGCGTTGGGTGCGGTGATGTGGATGGTCAGGGCGACGGTAGTGGTCATTTGGCACCCCCTGAGGCGACGGCCGCAGCGACGATGATCCACCCTTTGTGCCAGGCCTGGTCCATGAGGTAGCCGGCACCTGGGTCTCGTTCGAGCCATCCGGCGTGTCCGGTGTTTGCAGCGAGGCGGACGATTCCGCGGGGGTGCTTGTCTCGCCAGCGGCCGCCTTGCCGGTCGGCGATGTAGTGGGTGGCGGCGGAGATGGCGAGTGCTGCTGCTGCGCAGCCGGGGGTGAGGCGGAGTCCGAGGAGGCGTTGCCCGGCCAGGAGGGTGGCGGCTTGGGTGGCGGTGTAGGTGGCGACGTGCTTGGCGCAGGCTCGGGCGCCTTCCGGGCCAGGCTTCCCCTTCACGGTGGCTTGTGAATCGACTTGCACCCAGTGGTCGGCGACCTCGTGGGATGCGGTGAGGAGGGCGTAGGTGGCGGCGAATCGGGCGGTGGTGGTCACTGGTTCCTCCGTGCGTCTCGCCGGGCCTGCCGTCTGGTCGCCCGGTTGGGTGTGGGCGGGTCGTCCCACCCGTAGGGGCTGCCGCCGCGGTCGTCGGGCACGACCACCTCGTAGCGGCGGAGTTCGGTTTCCCAGTGGGCGCCGACGGTCCCGGCGCGCTCGGTGGTCACGGCTGCTCCTCTTCGGCGCGGCGGGCCACGGCTTCGGCGTCCGCGATGGCGCAGGGCTTGCAGACGTCGGTGACGCCGCCTTCGACGGCGTTCAGGTCGTCCACGGTGAAGTAGCCGAAGCAGAACTGGCGCATGACCCTGCCGTCGGTGAGACGGGTCAAGAGGGTCCGGGTGTGCCCGTCCCCGTAGTCGACGGTCAGGAAGTCGACCGGCTCAGGCATGGGGTGCCTCCAGCTTGGCGACGTGGTCGGCGGCACCCTCGAAGAGGTGGGCGAGTTGGATGGCCGTGTGGTCGTCGGCCCACACTCCGATGATCTGGTGTGCGTGCCGGACGGCCTCGGAGAAGGACCCCGCTGTCCATGCCGGGGTCGGGAGTCCACCGGCCTCGGCTGCGGGGTCGATAAGACTGGCCACCACGATGAGGGCGACGCCTTCGGCAAGAGCGTGCTCGGGCGTTATGGCGGCGATGAAGCTGTTGAAGTCGACGGATCCATAGACGGCGCGACGCAGCGCCAGGTACGGCCCCTCGTCGACGTACCAAGCCGCTTCGGTCAGCGCCTTGGAGACGGTGGGCGCGATAGGTAGGGCGGCGAGTTCGGTCACAGACATGCTCACAGCGGGTCCTTTCTGGGTGCCCGGCCGGGTAGGGCCGGGCACCGTGAGGTGGGGGTCAGTGGGTGGGGGGCTGGTTCATCCGTGCAGGCGCCAGGCCGAGTAGGGCTCTGGTAGCGGTTCCTTGCCGCGCCCGGAGTCGAAGGGGCGGCGAAGGGTCCATTGGTGGCCGCAGTTGCCGCAGACGGCTCGGACTCGGACCGGGTCGCCGTGGCGCAGCTCGAAGTGCTGAACGGCCGGGTGGACGGTTCCGTCCGGGTCGACGGCGGCTTGCCCCCAGTCGAGGTAGCCGTCGATGTCCTCGGCGAGACTGACCGGGCTGCCGCACTTGGTACACGGGAGCGGGCGGGGCTCGGTGGTCACGGTCCCTCCTTGGCGTTTGCGCCCATGTCGGTGGTGGTGGCCGCGAACTCCGCGGCGAGCGACGGGTGCGTGAACCGGATCGGCTTGCCCAGCTCCCGGGCGTAGGCGATCTCGCTGCGGGTGGAGTCCCCCGCGTAGTCGCCGACGACCAGCACCTCGTCGGCCAGCCGGATCTTCGCCCGGTGCAGCTCGTCCAGGTCCACCTTCACGGCGGCGGCGTCCGCGTAGCCGGCCCCGGGGCGCTTCATGTCAACGTCCGGGCGGACGACGATCCGCCCGTTCAGGGTCTCGGCCCATGCGGCGTCGGCCATCTCCTGCCAGAAACGGGTGGACCCGCAGATCACGGTGATGCGGGGGATCGACAGGCGGCGCTTCGCGTCGGCGAGCTTCTCTTCCGGGCTGAGCAGTTCGGGGTACGACATCAGGACTCCTTCGGGGTGGTGGTGATGCGGGCCGGGCAGAACGTGGCGCCGATGCCGTCGGCGAGGCTGAGCCACATGAACTCGCCCTGGGTGCGGTCCCGGTTGGTGCGGAACAGGCAGTCGGCGTACTCGGGGTGGCCCATTTCGGTGAGGACCGGTGTCAGGTACGGGATGGCGTACTCGGCAACCGTGCGGTGGAAGACGTTCCGGTCGTCGGCGTCCAGCGTCAGCGGCGGCACCGGGTGGGTGTCACCGACCTTGCCGAACTCAATGCGGTAGGTGGTCACGGGTGCTCCTTGGTGGTCGGGTACGGTCCGGGGTGGCACCCCCGCCTGTTACGAGCAGGCGGGGGTGTCGTGCGGGGTCATGCGGCGGCGGGTTCGTTGTCGTCTTCGTCGTCGGGCTGCGGGTGGTCGAACGCGCGTCCTTGGTCGTCCGGGTGGAGCGTCCGGTAGCAGGCGGCGCAGAGTTGGTCGTCGATGAAGCGCCAGGTAAAGCCGTGACGGGCGTCGGCGTTCGGGGCATACGGGAAGGTGTGCTGTCCGCAGCGGGTGATGGTTGGTGTACCGAGTAGGCCGGCGAGGGCCTGACCGCTGCCGTCCATCGGGATGGCCTCGTCCGGCTCGACCGTTGGGCCGGGGTCGGGGGGAAGTACCAGCAGGTGCACGGTGCCTGTGCCGATCGTCCGGATGAACCGAATGTCAGCGCCTGCGGGAAGTCGTTCGGCCATCACGCGCCCCTATTGACGGCGAGCCAGTCCCTGCCGGCCGGGGTGACTTTGACGGGCGTGTCGGGGCCGCCGTCCCCGACGTCGATGAGTCCCTGGTTGTCGAGTGGCCAGAAGGTGCGGCCGTTGAAGACGTGGTTGGTGTGCGGGTGCTGGTAGCGGGCTCGGGGCTGGAGCTTGAAGACCACGCCGTCGCCGGCGTCGTGGTCGGCGATCTGGCGGAGGAGCTTGATGGCGGTCGGGGTGAGGTTGATCTCGGTCATTTCGGGTCTCCGTTCGGGTTGTCGGTTGATCGGATGGGCTGTGCGCCTCGCTGCCGCTCTCCCGTGTCGGGCTCCGGTTCCCCGCCGGACCCCTGCGAGGCGGCGAGAGGGCCCGTCAGGCGCGTTCTCGGGCCTGTTCCGGTGAACCCGTCCGGCCTCACCGCGCACCACCCGGGGCGGCAGGGGTGCCGTCGGCGTTCCGCACCAGCCGGTAGCCGGTCCGGCGCGTCGGGTCGTCGTGGAGCAGGCGGGCGGCGATCTGGCGGCGGCGGTCCAGGAACTCCCGCCCGTCGCGGCTGCGGTGAACCGTGGCGACGAGCACCTTGCTGTCCTCGAACAGCCCCGGGTGGAGCACGCGGATGCGGATGTAGTGCTCGCCGGACTTGGAGCGCGAGGGCGCGCACGCCACGTACTCCTGATCGAGCTCCACGGCGGGTTCGGGCGGCTCGGGCGGCTTGTTCACTGGTTCCTCCGGGTTGAGGTCGGACGGTTGCTGGCGGCGATCCGTGCAGGTCACCGGGTTAGGCGGGGGTCAGGCGGCGGGGTTCGGGTTCCCGAAGTCGAGGTGGGTTTGACCGAGGCGGTTCCGCAGCGCCAGGTCGTGACACGCCGGGTCGAGGTCGACTCCGACGTACTTCCGGTCGAGCCGGAGCGCCGCAGCCCCAGTGGTGCCCGAGCCGGAGAACGGGTCCAGAACCACGCCGCCAGGCTTGCAGCCAGCCTTGATGCAGCGCTCCGGCACATCAATCGGAAAGGTGGCGAAGTGCTCGACCCTCCCGGACTTGTTGGGCCGGTTCGCCAGCGACCAGACGTCACCCGGGTTCCGCCCCATGGGGTGCGACCGGACGTGCGCGCCACCGAGGGCGTCCAGTCCGTCCTGCTTGCCGTTGGTCCACGGCTTGGCTTCCCGATACAGGCCTTGTGCTGCTGGTGCTGCCGCGCGCTGCTGGTACTTAGCGGTGAACTCGCTGATCGGCTCACGGATCGGGTCAAGGTCGAACAGGTACCGTTCCGACTTGGCCAGCAGGATCACGTGCTCGTAGCGGCTGGACAGTCGGTCTTTGTGCGGCTCCGGCATGGCGTTGGTCTGGTGCCAGATCACGTCGTTCCTGACGATCCAGCCGTCGTCTTGGAGGGCGATGGCAACCCGGCTTGGGATGAGCTGGAGCTGTTTGCTTGATCCGTAGCTGTCGCCGAGGTTGATCCAGCAGGTGCCGTCGATGGCGAGGACCCGGCGTGCCTCGTGGAAGACGGCGGTCATGGTGGCCACGTACTCAGCGCGAGTGGCCTCCCACCCGTATTGGCCTTGGATGCCGTAGTCGCGCTGCTTCCAGTAGGGCGGGCTGGTGACGATGCAGTCGACCGACGACTCCGGCATCGAGCGCAGGACGTCGAGGGTGTCGCCGAGGAGCAGCGTCACCTGATCGTCGCGGTAGTGCTCGGTGGGCGCGGTCACTGCTGGCCTCGGTTCGGGTAGGCGCGGGTGAACCATTTGCAGCCGGTGCACAGCCAGGCCGGGGCGCTGGTGCAGCCGTCGCTGTACGCGGGGTCGTAATCGAAGGTGTGGCTGCCGCATTCGGGGCAGGTGTCGGGCCGGTCGTCCGGCGCGGGGGCGCTCACTGCCCGGCCTTGACCGCGGCGCGGAGGCGCTTGAACAGGTCGGCGGCCTCCTGCGGGTAGTGGTCTTCGCCGTCGTCCTCGCTGCACTCGATGCCTTTGTGCAGGTCGTAGTCGAGGAGGGCGAGGTACTTGCGGAGGGCGGTCTCCACCTGCTGGGCCGTCACGGTCACGGTCTCGGGGGTCGGTTCGGGCTGGGCGGTCACGGCGGGTCCTTCCGGTTCGGGTGCGGTGCGGGGGTCAGGCGGCGGTTTCGTCGGCGGCGGGCTGGTCGTAGGCGGTGGGCGCCCGGCGCTTCACGTCGAGGCAGACCGGGCAGTCGTCTTCGCCCTCGATGGGGACTTGGAGGGCGGCTCGGATGCGGGCGGCAAGGGTGTCGTCGTCGTTGCTCACGGCGTGCTCCTTCGGTCAGGCGGCGAGTGCGGCGGCGAGCGCGGCCCGGTTGGCGGCGGCCCGGTGGGGGCTGATGGGCTGCCGGTCCGGCTTGTATTCGCCGACACGGCCAGTGGGGTGGGCTTCGGCGTAGAGCCGGCTGAGGGCATCGGCGGCGGGAAGCCGCAGCGCACGCCGGGTGTTGGCGACGGTGGACCGATCGCAACCGAGGCGTTTCGCGATGCTCGCGTTCGTGTGGCCGGCGCGGATCAGGTCGGCTATGTCGGCACGGATCTTCACGCTGCGGTCTCCTTCGCTTCGGTGAGGCGTTCGGGGTGGACGTGGCCGCCGTGGATTGCGTAGCCCGCGAGGTGGCAGGGCTGGCCGGGGGCGACCTGGCACGTAGGGCAGACGGCCGTGGCGCGCGCCCACGCTGTGATGCGGGACGGGTGCGGCTGGGGCATCAGGCGGCGCTTCGAGACGGTGGTGCAGGGGCGCCGCTCGCCGGCCCCGCAGTGAGGGCAGGCAACGGAACGGGCCGGGTGCTGCGGGGCGCGCAGCAGGTGGCGGATCGTGTCGGGCATTTCAGCGCCCATCAGGACTCCTCGGTGTCGTCGGCGGTGGCGGGCTTGGGTGGAAGGGCGGCGAGGGCGGCGGCGGATGCGGCTTTGCGGCGCGCTATCTCGTCGGCTTCGCCGGTGGGGGCAGCGCCGTTCGCGGTGTCGATGCGGGACGGGTGGAACAGTGCGAGGCGGCGTCCGCCGTAGGAGCGGCAGGCGTGCAGGGGTTTGGCGTGGCAGTGCGGGCAGGCCACCCCGAGGGGGCCGCGGACGTTGCCGTCCTTGTCGGGCACGTGCTGGCCGACTCCGGACAGGAGCGCTTTCATGTCGCGGGGCTTGAGTTCCAGGCCGTCGGCGGCGCGGGTCCGCTGGTTTCGGACTGCGGCGAGGTACGCCTGCACGTCGTCGGGGTCGGCGTCTGGGACGGCGGCGGGGAGGCCTGGGCCTTGGATGTCGCGGGCGTTGTCGCCGCGGCGCTGCCGAATAACGCCGATGATCTCGGCGGGGCTGACGAACGGCTGACGGCGTGCCATCTCGGCGGCGGCGGAGCGGCATTCGAGGAGGGTGTAGTCGCCGAGGACGTCGTGCCAGGCGTCGGGGGTGTACTCGTCGAACTTCTGCTGGGGGCACAGTGCCCGGACGTACCGGGCGAGCATCACGGTCTCGTCGGGGCTCATCCTGCGGTTCCTTCCTGCTGCATGCGGGCTTGGGCGCGCTGCATTGCGCGACCGAAGAGGTCGTCGGTCTCCTGCTGCTGGCGGTTGGTTGCCTGACGGAGCGGTACGACTTCGCCGTTGGAGTCGGCTGGGGTGTCGGCGAGGGATTCCCATCGGCCGATCCATGCGGTGACGCTGTCGGGTTCGCCTCGTCGCTCTGCGGCGAGGCTGGCGGAGCGGACCATGACGGGGATGCCGAGGCGGTCGACCTGGATGCGGATGCGCTCCCAGTCGGTGAACTTCTTGATGTCCCATGCGACGGCGCCGAGGCCGGCTTCGGCGAGGGCGGTTCGGAGCGGCTGGAGTGCGTTGGGAACGCCGCCGGTTGCCGCCGGGTTGCTGCTGCTAGCAGCAGTTCTTCCGTAGGAAGAACTGGTAGGGGACGGGGCAGGGGACGGGGTGCCGTTATTAACGGCGTTACGAATCTCGCCGACCTGGGGTGATGCGTTTTTTGCGGGGGTGTCTTTTTTCGAGTTCGTGTCGTCTTCGTGTCGCGTTGCTGTCGCGTTCGTGTCGCTGGAGGGCTCCGAAGCGTGGTCCGTAACGCCGTTACGCATGGCGTCACGCACCGCCTTCTCCGCGGCAGCCTTCGCTTCCTTCTCGGCCTTCTTCCGGTCGCGCCACGCCTGCTGCCGGGCTGCGTTCGCCTCCCGTTCGGCCTGGACCTTGGCGCGGTCCGGGTTGTACTCCAGGAAGTCGTGGATGACCCAGCCGCCGGCGACCCGGTCCCACAGTTGCCTGTCTTCCAGTTCCTTGGCGGCCGTCTTGGCACCGCGGACGTGGGCGATGACGCGCAGCTCTGATTCGAGGATCTTGCCCTCGGTCAGATTCTCCGAGGCCCAGCACAGCGCGGAGACGTGCAGCCGGAAGGCGCGGTCGGACAGCAGCGCCACCTTGCGGTGCGATGGAAAGCGGTCATCCAGGCGGACCCAGGGCATCGGTTTCTTCCTTCGGAGGTGCTGGTCAGTGGGTCTTGGGCATGCGGAACCAGGCCTCTCAGGGCGGCTTCACTGATTGCTGCTGCGCCGCCTTGGCGTGTCTCCAGACTACCTCAAGGTGCCCGTGCACCCGAGGGGCTTTCGAGGGGCACTTCGTAACGGCGGGGTGCCCAGCCGGTGCACGGTCAGCTACGCTGGCGGTATGACGACGAAGGGGACCCCTGGCCGTGTGATCCGCGTGGATGACGAGACCTGGGCGGCATACGGCGAGGCGTGCAAGGCCAAGGGGCTCGCGCGCGCTGCTGACCTGCGCGTCTACATCAACAAGGAGATCGCCGCGTACCGCCGTCGCACACGCGACGAGGCGGCGCACTGGAACGCCGGCGCAACCGAGCCGTATTCGCCGACCTCCGACGACTGACACGTCCCCCTCCTTCCTTCCCCTGGCCCCGCTTCGGCGGGGCTTTGTGCTGTGCGGTGATCTTTGGTTCTGCGGTTGCGGCTTGGAACCCTGTGCTGGCCCCCACTTCGCCCCGTTTGGTTTCCGCTGGTGGCGGGCTTGCGTGGTGCTGGAAGTGGGGTGAAGTGGGGTCGGCTGGGGCTTGACGCCAGCCCGGGCCGGGTGGTCAGCCCCGGGCCGGCGGGTGTCAGGTGGTGGTGGGCTGGCGTTCGGCGTCGATCCACGGCTGCGGGTCGAGGCCCAGGCCCTGAGCGGCCTCGCAGGGGTCTTCGGCGAGTTCGGGCATCTCGCCTTCGTCGGCGAGCATCTGCGCGAAGGCTTCGACGCCTTCGGGGTCGAGTTCGGCGAGGCGGACGAGGAGCTTGTGGGCGGCGTGCGCGGCGGCCGATCCGCTGGCGAGGGCCCACATGTCGCTGGGGTTGTCGGCTTTGCCGCAGCGGATGCCGAGGCGGATCGTGGTTTCGAGGGCGAAGCCGTGGAAGTCGTTGACGGCGCTCATGTCGTGTCCTTGTGTCGTGGGATGGTGGTTGCGGGGCGTGGCTACTACGGGTGGCCACGCCCCGTGGTCTCAGGTGGTGGTGACGGCGAGTTGCTGCTCGACGGCGGCGAGGACGTCGGCCGGCGGGGTCCAGAACTTCTGGAGCCCCTTGCAGGGCACCGGCTCGGGCAGGGCGATGACGTCGGCGAGGTCCCAGTGGTAGGCGAGGGGCAAGCCCCACAGTGCGCAGCACAGGGGTCCGGTGACGTTGGCCAGGTGGTGGCCGGTGATGGTGGCGGCGGCGAGGATTACGCCGCGCTGGTCGGGCCAGTCACCGCGGCAGAGGACGGCGCGCCGGTCGGCAGCCTTGCCAGCGTGGAGGAGGATCCGCTGCCCAATCAGGGCGACCGGGGGCCTCCAGGTGCGGTTCTCGGTGCGCTTCGGCTTGTCGCCGGGCTGCACGATCGCGTCGATCCACGGCTGCTGGATCGTCAGGGCCTTCACGCCGCGGCCTCCTTCTCGCCGGCGAGCTTCTTGAGGTGGGTCTCGTACTCGTCGGCCCACTGCTGCGGGTTGTGGCCGTGGCGCATGGCTTCGTCCCAGGCCCATTCGCCGATCTCGCCGGACTCCAGTTCCTCGTTGGTGCTGTCGAGGACGTTGCGCAGCAGGGTCGGGTCGGCCTTGGCGAGCGCTTCGGTGAGCCGGTAGGCGAGCCACGCTCGGCCGCCGGCGAGCGCGTAGGCGGCGAGGGCGGCGTGGTCGTTGGTGCTGGCCCTGAACAGGTCGCTGGTGGAGCGCAGTACCTGCTTGAGGAGGTCTTCGCGGTGCTGCCCGATGGCGTTGTCGCGCTCGTCGAGTTCGGTCGGCTCCCAGGTACTGAGGGTGTCGTCCATTTCGACCTTGTTGCCGTCGCCGAGGCTGTCGGCCCATTCGTCGTGGCGGCTGGCGGGGGATTCTTCGTCGGCGATGCGGCGGGGCATCTGGAGGCCGACGAAGTGGGGCGCGGTGATGAGCAGCGGCTTGTCGAACGCGGACTGCCAGGCGCAGACCTCGTGTCCGGCGGCTTCCCAGCGGGCGAGGAGCTTGGAGGTCAGACCGGTCCAGGGGGCTTCGCTCGGGGTGTTCTCCTTCGCGGTGCGGATGAGACCGCGCCAGTCGGGGAAGTCGCCGGCGTACACGGGGACGGTGAGGGTGCTGCACTGACCGGTGAGGGTGAGCGTGTTCCCGGTGGGGCTGAGGCTGGGGGTGAGGGTGATGGCTCGGTCGGCGTCCTGGGCGGTGAGCCAAGCGGTGACAGTGCCGAGCTGGTTGTCGAGGCTGGAGGCGTTGATGGTGAGCGCCCACGGGTCGCGGTTGTCGGTCTTGGTGCGGGCGACGGCGAGGGTGTAGCGGTCGGTGGCGGCGGCGTGGAGGTGGCGGCCGTCGTCGTCGAGGCGGACGCCCTGGATCGGGGCGTAGCCCATGTCGCGGCCGATGTGGGGGTCGACCTTCCGGAGGAGGCTGGAGAGCTGGTAGGCGGTCAGGGTGGTCACTGGATCTCCTTGATGATCGGTTCGGGTGCTTCGGGTCGGCTGGCGAGTGCGGCGGGCGTGTGCTGGACGCAGCGCCAGCCGGCGGCGTAGAGGCGGGCTTCGGCGCCGCAGACGGGGTGGCCTGTGTCGCAGTTGCCGGGGATGACTGGCGGCATGGCGGGGCGCACGGGCCGGGGCTCGGCGTTCATGTGGCGTCCCGGGCGGGTGCGGGTTCGACGCTGGCGGGGTTGATGTAGCCGTAGCGGATGCCGAGGGCGACGGCATGCGCCCGGTCGTTGGCGCCGATGGCCCTGTAGATGACCTGCAGGTGGCAGTTGATGGCGTTGCCGGTGTGGCCATACCGGGCGCCGATCTGGGCGTTGGTGTGGCCGTTCGCGGCGAGGTTGAGGATCTTGATCCGCCACTCGGTCATGGCGTGGCTGAGGGTGGGGGCGCTCATGCTGCGGCCTCCGCTTTCCTTGTGGCGGCGGCACGGAATTTGTTGATGCGCTCCGCGACGTCCTTCACCGGCAGTCCGACCTGATTGGCGATGGTGTGGGCTGACAGGCCGAATCCGGCGAGGTGCGCGATCTCTTTGCTGCGGAGTTCGTCGCGCTTGGGGCTGGGCGGCTGGTACCCGAGGCCGTCGGTGTCTGGCTGGGCGTCGGGGTCGTCGATGTTGTCCCAGGCGAGGGGGCCGTACCAGCCGCGGGCGATGGCCATGCCGCGGGCGGTCGGCGAGTCCCCGGCCTTGGTGATCCACTGCGGGTACAGTGCTGCGACTTTCCGGGCAACGTCCTTGGCGACTTTCTGTCGCTGGCCTGCGGCGATGGGCCGGATGGCGGCGCGTGAAATGCCGATGGCGTCGGCGATGGCGTACTGGGGGTGGCCGATGACGTTGAGGGCGCGGATGCGTCGGATCGTGCCTGTGGGGTCAGTCCAGTAGCCGTGGTGTTCGGTGTCGTCGGTGGGTTGGAAGGCGAGGATGGCCTCTGCGGTCTCGCGGAAGGCTTCGGTGTGGGTGCCGCTGGCAAGGCGGCCGATGGTGTAGGTGGAGACGCCGGTGGCGGCTGCGAGGCTGGTCTGTGTCCAGTCGGCGGCGAGCAGTTCGCGGATGCGAGCGGCGGCGGGTGCGCCGTCGATGCGGCGTCGCCCTTCGTGGTGGCGGCGGAGGTCGTATTCCTTGCAGTAGCGGAGGTGCTTGTCGCGGCAGGCGGGGTGGTCGCAGCCGCGGAGGTAGCAGGCACGGGACGGGGCGCTCATGCTGCGGCCTCCGCTCGCTGGTCGGCAGGGATGCCGATCCACTGGTGGACGAGGGAGCTGTGGACGCCGGGCCGGCTGCTCTTGCCGGTCTCGCAGTAGGCCTCGATGAGGCCGTCCTTCTTCAGCAGGCCGGGGAGAAGGCCCCACTGGGATTGCGACTTGGGAGGATCGGGAAGCCCGGCCTTCGTGGCTATCTGGCTGATGGTGAATGGCTGGCCGGTGTTGGCGGCGGCGACGTAGGCGGGCCACACGGCTTTGACCCATTCCTCGTAGTCGTCCACGCGGCCGGGGAGGGTGGGCATGCCGGGCAGCGGCGTGGCGGTCATGACGCGGCTCCGTTCTTGCGGCGGGCGTTGCGGCGTTTCATCGCGCGGCGCTCGTCCTCGCTGAGGCCACCCCAGACACCGGCGTCCTGTCCGGTGTTGAGGGCCCACTGGAGGCAAAAGACCCTGACCGAACACATCCGGCACTCCCTCTTCGCTTCTTCGACCTGGAGGAGTGCCGGGCCGGTCTCGCCAACGGGGAACCAAAGGTCAGGCGTTTCGCTGTCCCTGCATCGCGCCTGCATGCGCCAGTCGCTCATGCCGCCATCCCCTTCACTCGCCGGGCTTCCTTGGAGTCCAGGTGGTTGCAAATGCGCGATATGGCGGAGGAGTCGATGCCGTACCAAGCGCCGAGTTCCGTCTGCGGGACGCCCAGTGCGTAGAGGGCGCGGACGTCCTCGCGCTCCTCTTCGGTGAGTTTCACCGGCTTCGGCACGTCGTCGGCGCCGACGAGGCCCTTGTCGATGGCCCTCTGCACCGCCTGGTGCGCGCTCTCCCGGCCGCTGTACTTCAAGGTCTCCGCGATCTCGGCATACGACAGTCCGGACGAGCGGAGGATCGCCGCTGCCTTGTGGCGGTCGTCCTTGCCGAGTCGCCGCCACGTGCGCGCGGCATGCTCAACATTGGTCACTGCGTCCAGGTGGTCCGGGTTGATGCAGATGGTGTTCTGGCAGGTGTGGTCGATCTCGTGGTTCAGGGGGATCGGGCCCTTGTGGTACTCGAAAGAGGCGCGGTGGGCCCATAGGGTGCGCTGCCCCCTGGGCCGAGAGTCGTCGTAGACGCGCCCGTATCCGTTGCTGTCGGCGTAGCCCTGCCACTCCCAGCAGGAAGTGACCGGGTCCACGACATAGCGGCTCAGGTCGGTCATGCCGTCCACCGCCTCGTGGGGATGCCCGCGGCTTCGGCCATGTCGGCGCAGCTGCTCGCACCGTGGGAGGGGTGCGGGTCGGTGCGGCGGCAACGGGGCGACGTGCACGGGCCGATGAACGCCAGGCATGCGTCGGCGCCGAGGCTGACCATGTGGGCGTTGCGGCGGGGGCCGGCGGCGGGCCACGGGCCGAAGTCCTCGGCGCGGTGCCGCTCGATCTCGATGGGCGCGCCGCGGTCGCGGTGGTACTCGGCCCACGAGTTGGCCATGGCGTCGGCGCCGCGGGGGCACGCGCCGTGGACGAGGACGAATGTGTCTCCGACGAACACCGTGGCGGCGAGCAGGCTCGTCAGCGGCTTTGTGAGGGTGGTCTCGTCTGTCCAGTCGCGGGAGCCGGTGACGAGGACGCGGTAGGGGGTGGTCATTTTCCTTCCTTCCTGTGTTCGTGTCCTGCGGTGACGAGGGCTGCGATGAGCAGGGCGATGACGACGGCGGCGAGTGCTGCGGCGAGCACGCCGGGGTTCACGACGCCGCCTCGAAGCAGTCGCAGGCGCCGGCCAGCAGCCCTTCGCAGACGTGCTCGGTCAGCGGGGTGCTGGTGTCGGCGTGGAGGCGGTAGGCGTTGAGGACGTCGTCGATGGCTTCCCACTGGGGGTCGCGGGTGTGGCCGTCCGTGTACTCGTCCCGGCGGGCCTTCAGCCACGTCTCCACGACGTCGCCGCGGGCCGGGAGGGTCGGCAGGTCGTAGCCGGGGCCGGAGTGCGTCAGGGCGGCCAGGAGGCGGCGGAGGAAGGTCACTGCGCCACCTCGCCAGCGTGGATGTCCTGGCTGAGGCGGGTGTCCTCGGGGAGCCATGCCTCCAGGCCGCGGGCGAAGTCGCGGACCGCGCGCCCGTAGCCGTTGGCCACTTCGGCGTTGGCGGCGGCGCGGATCTGCCGGTAGAGGCCGCCGTTCCGGATGCGAGCGAGTTCGGCCTCGGCAGTCTCCTGGGCGCGGACGGCTTCGTCGCGCTGGCGGGTGCGCTCGATGACGAGGGCAGCGTGATCGCCGGACGTCACCTGGGAGCGGCGTTTCCACGACGCGCACTCGGTGGTCATGGCTGCGAGTCGGCGGCGGGCGATGCCGTGGAGGCGGCGCTCCTCGGCCAGGTCGGCACGGAGGCGGCGGATACGACCGAACATCAGCCGTTCACCGCCTTGCCGCCGGTGACGGCGTCGTGGACGCGCATGGCCCACTTGGCGTCAGCGAGGGCCTGGTGGGCGTCAACTCCGGGCGGCTCGACACCGAGCCGGCGCGACAGCGCCCGGGAGGAGGCGGGGCCGTTCTTCTCCTGCTGCGCCATCCACTCGGGGTCGGCGTGCCACAGGTAGCCCTCGGCGAGGTTGGCGATGCACTTGGGCCGGTAGAACCACGGCTGCTCTTCGCCGCGCAGGTCGAGGAGCTTGCGGAGGAACCGGTCGTCGAAGCCGGGGTTGGAGCCGACGATGACGGCGTTGCGGAGGAACGCGGTGATCTCGGTGAGGGCGTCGGCCCGGTTCATGGGGTCGATGTCGCCGCCTGCGGTGTATGCGGCGCCGCATTCGTCCGGGACGACGAACCGGTCTTCGAACTGGCCAACCGCGAGGGACTTGGGGTCGGCGGCTTCCATGTTGAGCGGGCGGAACTGCCAGACGTGCTCGCTGTCCACGCCGTCCTGCCGGACGATCACCGCGACTTCCCACGCCTCGCCTGTCTCGGCGGACAGGTGGGTGGTTTCCGTGTCGATGGCCACGATGGGGTGCTGCTTGGTCATGGGATGCTCCTTTGTGCGGCCACCCCGCCTGTTTCAGGCGGGCGGGGTGGCCGTGCGGGGTGGGTTAGAACGGGACGTCGCCAGTCGCGAAAAGGTCGGCGAGCGTGACGTCGAAGAGGTAGGTGAGCGCGACAAGCTCCGTTGCGGTCCACTCCCGAGGCCTGGTCTGGGTCTCGGCCATCGACCAGACGGCTTTGGACCAGGTGCTGCCGGTGATCTGACCGAGGTACTGTCCGGCCTCTTCCTGGGTCCAGCCGTGGGCGGTGCGCAGGCGGCGCACGTTCCGGCTGACGGTCTCCGAGGCCAGTCCGGCGCGAACGAGCGGGGCGGCTTCCTTCTCGCCGCCCGGGGCGGTGGCCAGCATCGCGTGGACAAGCGCGCGGTTGGTGCAGATGCCTGCGAGGACGGCGGCGTGCTGCTGGTCCTCGATCGGCAGTGTCTTCTCCAGGGCTGCGGCCATGGAAGTGTCCGCAGAAGCGAGAAACCTCTCGGCCAGCTCGCGGTGGTCTGTGGTCATGGTTCGTGGTCTCCTTGGTGGAGACCGCGCCGGCTTTCCCCCGGCGCGGTCGTGCGTGCGGGGGCTACTGCTGGGGCTGGGCGGCGGCCTTGAGAGCGCTTCCGCGCTCCTTGATGTAGTCGCCGAGGCTGGTGGGCTTGCCGGTCTCGGGGTGCATCAGCGGGGTGGCGAGTGCGCTGGCCGCCTCGACCTCGCGGTACAGGGCGAGCAGGCTGTCCGGAGTGGCGTCCTTCGAACTGGCGGCGTCGATCCACGCCTTCGGGTCGATCTCCTCGGCGCCGGCGCGGAGCCAGTCGAGGTAGGGCTTCGCAATGTCGCGGGCACCATGCGGCTGGTTGAGCTGCAGACCCCGGAAGGCCGGGCAGCGGGACTTGATGAACCGGAGGCGGTTCGCCTCGTCCATCTCTGCGGCAACGCCGAACTCGAACTCGATGCCGCGGCGCTGCTCGGCGCGCATCCCCTGGTTGGTGGGCTTCTTGTCCACGAGGACCCAGTCGACGTAGGACCGCATGGTCGCGACGACGTGCCCCGGGTAGGACATCAGGGCTTCGATCATTTCGTTCTGGATCTTGCCGCCGTCCTTCCAGCCAGCGAATTTGTTGCCGCCGTAGCGGGCCTGAGCTGCAATTTCGACCTGGTCGAGGGTTCCCTCGGTGCCCTTCCAGAAGTGGCTGAGGGAGTCGACCATCACGACCGGGTATCCGGCCTGTGCGGCAGCAGCGAGCGCCTTCTGGAGGTCGCGGGGGTCGTAGCGGTGCATGGGCAGGGTGTCGAAGGCGGCGTCGAGGTCGTTGACGTACAGGGCGGCGGCGCCGCGTTCTGTGTCGATGACCGCGAAGCGCTGTCCCTCGGCGAGTCCGCTGGCGATAGAGAGGCCGGTCCAGGTTTTGCCGGAGCCGGAGACGCCCTGGATGGAGATGCGGGCTTTCGCGCCGTCTTTCGTGGCGGGGCGGAATACGAACTCGCCGTCGGTGTACTCGTTGGCAGGCGGGGCCTGTCGGGGGCGGTTGGCGTTCATCTGGGCGTTGGCCCGCTGAACTGGGTTGGTCACGATGGCTCCTAGCGGTACTGGTTCTCGATGTACGGGGGCAGGGAGATCAGCTCGGTGATCTCGGAGTAGCCGGGCCAGTGGCCGGTCTCCATGCACCTGGCGTAGAGGTGCCGGGCGGTGGCGTTGAGGAGCCGGGCGATACGCCGGGCTTCCAGGTCGAGGCGGACCACGGTGACGACGTAGGGCGGTTCTTTCTCCTGCACCACGAACCGCATGACGTGGTCGCCGTAGCCGAGGGCGGCGAGGCCGGTGCAGTACCAGTCGTCTTGCTGGTGGTAGCCCCACTTTGCGAAGTCCCGCTGGAGTTGTTCGGGTTCGGCGGAGACCGCGCTCTTGTAGTCGATGGGTTCGCCGTCGTGGCGCCACCAGTCGAGGCGGGCGCGGCAGGTGATGCCGGTGCCGGGGTCCGTCCAGTAGAGGGACTGCTCGGGGAATCCGCTGTCGGGGTGGAGGAGCGGGCCGGCTTCGGGGTGGTGGCGCAGGGCGTCGGCCATGTCCTGTACGCGCTTGTACTCGTGGGGTTTGAGGGGGATGGCGCCGCGTTCGCGGGCGAGGGCTATCTCGCCTTTGATGGCGTCGGTGTCCCAGCGGGGACGGTCGATGACGACGATCTCGGGGCCGTCGCCGAGGGCGAACTTGTGGGCGGCGTGCCCGAAGTCGAAGGTCTTCTTCGGGGCCGGCGGGTTGTCCTGCTCGTGCCGGAACTTGGCCGGGCAGGACGGCGCGAGGAGCTTCCGTGCCCCGCTGCTGCTGAGGCTCCCGCCGGGCACGATGTCGGCGTGGTACTGCTCCAGGCTGAGTTCCTCGGCGCTGTACACGCCGAGTCCGCGCCACAGCGGGTGGGTGACGGGCGTGTCGAGGGTGGTGGTCATTGCCTGCCTCCGCATTGGTGTCCGCCACCGGCGGGTGCGCCGCAGCCGCGGGGGCAGGGCTCGGGCGGCTGCACGCGGGTGGTCGGCATCAGGCACCGTCCCCGTTCGCGAGGCGGAGCAGGACCGCGGCGTGGCAGTGGTCGGGCTGGCCGGGTTCGGGGAGCGGGCAGGTGCAGGCGAGGTCTTTGCCGCGCAGGGTGTGCAGGTCGGCGAGGACGCGGCGCCGGTCGAAGACCTGGCGTCCGACGCGGTAGGTCTCCTGGTACCAGCCGCCCTCGGTGCCGACGCGCAGCCACTCGGAGTAGTTCTCGGTGCAGGCGCTGCGCGGGTTACCCATCTCAGCTTCGATGGCGTCCTTGAGCGTGAACGGGTTGCCGAACCGGCTGGGACGGCTGACGATGACCGCACCGAGGGGGTTGGTGGTGGCGCCTGCGAGGGTCCATCCGGCGACGCGTCGGCGCTGGATCCGGGTCGGCATCAGACACCGTCCCCGGGCTCGGCGGGCTTGGGGGCGGTGTGGACGGTGTAGTGGCCGTCGGGGTGGCGGATGAGCCAGTCGCCCCAGAACGCGACGACGCGGCCTTCGCCCTCGCCGACCCGCAGGCCGACCACGTCGAGCTGCCCCTCGGGGCCGACCGACCGCCAGTAGCCCTTGGTGTAGAACCACGGCCGCAACCGGTCGATCTGGTTGGCAACCCGGGCGATGTTCTGCGGGGTGACCTGCCAGGTCTGGCAGTCGGCCTGCTCCAGGGCGACGACGGGTGCGCAGTGTTCGCACTCGGAGCGGACGTCGGGCAGGGGGCGTCCGTCGATGGCGCAGTCCATCTCGGCGTCGGTGACGTCGCCGACGAACTCGCCGCAGCCGTTGCAGACGCGCTTCGTCGTGATGGTGGTGATCGTCCGGCCGTCTGCCTGGGTCACGACGCGGTCCGGGGTGAAAGTGCGGCTCACGGGGTCTCTCCTTTCTGGGGTGTGGTGAGGTGGGCCACGCGGCGGGCGTCGGCCCTGGCGGTGGCCCAGGCGGTGGCGCGCTTGCATGCGTGCAGGTAGGCGACGTACAGGCCGATCAGGGCGTAGAGAGCGGCGACCGACAGGACGACGACAAGGAGCGCGGTCATGCGGCCTCACCCGCCTCGGCGCTCACGGGCTGCCCGGACCGGCAGGACCAGGGGGAGCAGCCGTCGGGGTCGCCGTCTTCGAGGTCGAGGTCTGCGATCTGCCCGAAGATGTCGGTCTGGGCTTTGCGCCACTCGTGGGCGGTGACCCGGTCGATGGGCGCCTGGGCGAGCGGAAGGCGGGAGCGGTGCAGGTACGCCTCACCGAGCAGCGGCTTGCCGTTGGCGTTGCCCCGGGCGTTCCCGGAGCGGATCGCCGCGTCGAAGGCGACGGCGTCGGCCCACTCGGCGGGCTGCTCGTCGCGCAGGGTCCGCCACTGAGCGTTGCCGTGAAACGGGCAGCCGATGCAGGCCGACTTCGGCGTGGTGCCGTACCCGCGCGAGGTCAGGTAGCGGGTGCAGTCGTCGCGGGTCCAGCCTTCGCGGCCGTCGGCGGCGCCGCCCATGTCGAGGAGCGGGAACGCGGACCGCAGGTACTGAATGCCGGAGTCTTTGGCGCGGCCGAACTCGTCGCGGCTGATGCCGATCCACTGCTCGGCGAACACGCCGCGCGGAACGGGCTTGGGGTGCGGGAAGCCGAGGAGCTGTCGCACCTGCACCTTGATCGGCTTGAGCTTGTACTCCGAGGTGCACTGGCGACGGGTCATCCCGTCGCCGCCGTCCTGGTTCTTGATGAACAGCGGCATCGACGCGAAGCGGTGCTCGGGGTTCAGGGCGTCCTCACGGATGTTCCCGGCGGACACTCGGTAGATCGGGATTCCGGCGGGTTGCGCGATCTCGCGCTCTATGCGGTCGAGGTGCGCGTAGACCGCGGCGGGCTCCCAGCCGGTGTCCGAGAACACCGCGCCGTCAAGCTTGGGCAGGCGCCCTTCGGCAGCGAGGAGCAGCAGAGTCGTGGACTGCACACCGGCACCGAGGCTCAGGATGCGCAGGGCAGGGGCGTTCACGCGGCGGCCCGCCTCTGCTTGAGCGGCCAGGTGCGGTGGCCGACGAGCGTGGTGAGGCTGTTCGCGAGTACGGCCAGCGGGTTGCGGTGGAGGCGGATCGTGGTGGACGCGGCCGGGAGTGCGGCAACGATGGCCTCGGCGAGAACGTCGTCCCGGGACGGCCGGTCGATCAGGTGTGGGTCGTTGGTGATGACCGGGCCGTCGATCAGGTCCAGCAGGTCATCCCGCAGGGTCCCGTTCTCCGCGAGGAGAGCGAACACGTCCTTGAGGAAGTCCTCGTAGTGCGACGGGGCGATCTCCAGGTCGGCACCGTCCGGGCGGGCGGTCGCGGACACCGGGTACACGCGGGGCTCGGTCATCGCGCACCCGCCGTCGCCGTGCTGCAGCTGCAGCTGCAGTTCGGGCTGACGCCCATGACGTAGGCACAGTTGGCGTCGTGGCCACCGTTCGGCGGGAACTCCACGTCGGCGGGGGCCTTGCCGTGGCGCTGCGCGAAGGTGTGCGGGCACTTCCACGCGTCCACGCCGTAGCGGACCTTGTACTGCTCGAACGTGATCAGTTCCCACGTGAAGCCGTGCTTGATGTCGCGGTCGCGCTCACGCTTCGTCGGGGCGGTGTGCTCGTGGATCTGCTGCTCGGTGGCGTAGGCGACATCGTCGTAGGCGGCGGTGGCCACGGTGCAGATGCAGCCGCAGGCCATCGTCTGCACCCATGAGCAGTCCTTCAGCGGGACGGGCGTGCCGTCGATGACGGCCATCAGGTCAGGCATGGTTGCCCTCCTCGGGCGTGGTGGTGGGGTGCTGGAACCGGTACAGGGCCTCGTTGATGACGCCCTGGTTGGACAGCCACGCGAGCAGCACCAGGGCGGCGGACAGGGCGCTCACGGGGTTGCCGCCCGGTGCGTGCCGTGCGCGCGGAGGGTGTGGACCAGCAGGAACAGTGCGGCGGTGCGTGCTACCCGGCGACCCACCCGGGGAGCCCAGGTGCGGGCGGTCTGCCACCTGGCCGTGCACCAGGCCCACCGGGGGGCCAGCCACGCCGCGCCGTCGCGCCAACTACGGGCGATGTTGGCGCTGTTGTTGACCGTCCAGCACAGGCCAAGCCACACCCCGCCCACGGCCATGCAGCATGCGATGGCCAGGCAGTCCGGGTTCGCGACCAGCGCCGGGACCCAGTCGGCGGCAGTCATGACGCACCCGCCTTGATGGGCCATGCCACGGGCAGCCCGAGCGTCTCGCCGAGCTGGCGGCGCGACTCCGCGTGGCCCTGCCAGCGGTGGTAGTCGGCCGAGTTGCCCGGGGGGCAGTTGCGGATCGCCGTGATGAACTCGGCGCGCGCAGCCACGAACTCGGCGATGGAGGACTCCAGCGCCCGCAGCCGTTCGACCTCGGCCAGCAGCACGGCGAGATCTTCGGCGGCGTGCCCAACCAGCGCGCGGTCCGCGTCGGCCGTCTCCCCATCGCCGAAGTTGATGCTGCCGACGGGCAGCAACATCTCGCCCCGCACGTTGGCGTAGAAGTCCGGCCCATAGTCCGGATAGGGCTCCCACGGGCCCGGAGTCGCTTCGAGCACTCGCTCCTGGATCTCGGCGAGCTGCTGCTCGCTCAGCGGGGCGCTCATGCCGCCCTCACCTCCCGGCCGAGCACAACCTGCGCCGCCGTGGGAGCCAGCACCCGAACCTCCAGGGACTGCGCCGCATCCAGCAGCAACCGGATCACCTCGGCACCCGTCCGGCCCGGCAGGTCACCCCACTCCGCAATGTGGATCTCGCAGTCCGTGTCGCGGTCCGCGTCCCACGGACCCTCGCCATCCACCAGCGCCCGGCCCGCCAGGAAGCGGATCGCCGCCGACGCCAGCTGCGACTCGACCATCCGCCCCTGCGGGTCCGCCGCGCAGTACAGCGCCGCAGCCACCGACATCGGGCGGGTCAACTTCGGGGTGGTCAACACCCGGTTGAACGGATCCGGGACGTAGTCGCCCTGGTGGTGACCGTTCATCTGGATGATGTACGCCGCACGACAGAACACGCCGGGCAGCTCGCTGTAGGTGCTCATGCGGCACCGTCCAAACGGTCCTGCACCGGTGCGGCGGGGAACTGGGCCGCGTAGTACTCGCCCCAGACCTTGTCGAACAAGGGCCGGTCGGCCTCCGTGTACGACTTGACGTTCCGCTCCCGGCCGTCAACCAGGCCGATCGAGTCCTTCGGCTTCTCGTCGTGCTCGATCTCGTAGGCCAGCGATACCTTCCTGCCGAACGTGGACCGCACCGAACGGCGCTGGTCCTTCGACAGGCCCTGGTCCGTCAGGTACGTCTCCACCGTCAGCGCCCGGTCCTCCAGCGGAATCTCCGGGGCCTCGCCGGCCGCCACCGCGTAGTGGTGCAGCTGCTTCGAGCGCTTCCACTTCGCGTCGACCGAGTCGTCCATGGCGGCGACGATCTGCACCAGGCCCAGGGCGCGGTTGATGCGGCGGCTCTCGATCGCCACCTCGCGCTGCTCTGGGGTGGCCTGCTCCTCCACGTCCAGCAGGTAGGTGCGAACCGCCTTCGCGACCCCGGACTCCGTCAGCAGCTGGCCGACGTTCAGGATCGTTCGGCGGGTGAAGAGGCGGAGCGACTTGCTCCTACTCGACAGACCTTCACCGTGAGGGTCCGTGGACTGCTTGAACTCCCGAAGTTCCTGGCCTTCGAGCTTGCGCAGGCCGTTCTCTTCCAGCTCGCCGCGGTTTCTGCTGACGAGGCTGTCAATGGTCTTCGGGTCCACCTCGTAGTACGAGGCGACGATCTCCGTCGTGGCGTGAATGCTGTCGGGCAGCAGCGACAGGGCCTTGACCTTGTCGAGGACGTCCGTGCGGCCTATGGTCTGCGCCCGCATCGTGCGGGACTCGGTGAGGATCAGCTCGTTCGGCTGATCGGGGATGATGGAAGACAAGGCGTCCGCCTCATTCCTTCGTGTTTTGGGTGGTGAGGCGCGGTGCCCAGGGGGCGGCCAGTCGGCTAGGGCTGGTCAGCCCCGCACCACGCAGGGGTGGGGTCAGGCGGCGCGGCGGGGTTCGGCCGGCCGGGACTCGCTGTTCACGGCAGCTCCGAAGGGCGCGAGGCGGTCCAGGTAGTCCTCGACCGTTGCGATGCGGGCTGCGTTGCACTTCCCGATCCGGACGGTCTGGGGCCCCTTTCCGGCCATCCGCCATTTGCGGTACGTGCTGTAGGTGATGCCGAGCCGGGTGGCGATGCCAGGCACGACGTTGCCTTCGGCATCGACGCTGTCCTGGGCGAAGCAGAAGCCCGGCGGGGGCTTCTGGTGCTGACGGGTGGGCATGGGGGCTCCTTGGTGAGGATCTACTCCGTAGCCGGTTCGATCGGATTCGGAGACGCTGGGGGCGCGAAAAGGACCAGGATGGCGACGCCGACGGCCTCCGTGATTGCGTGGGCGACCTGCATGTCGACGTCCTCCTGCTTGCCGGTGACGAGCCGGTGTATCAGCGAGTGGCTGCATCCGGCAGCGTCGGCGAGGGTGCGATTGCTGTAGGGAGCTCCGCGACCCGGGTGCTGCATGAACTGACTGAGGAGATCTGCGGCGCGGAGCGTGTAGCGGACTTTCAAAGTGGATCTCCATCGGAACGTATTGGCTCTCGATGCGAACATCTAAGCACGACCGTAGCCGATTCGTCTACAGATCCGACCGGCCGGATCCCCTATAGCCCTGCAACCCCTGCATCAGTAGTATCGAGCCGTAGACGATTCGTCTCACAAGCGGAATGGTTGTACGGGCTGACCTGCGACTTACCAGATCGGACCGGCCTGATCGAGAGACGACACACGATGAAAGAGGAAGGAAGAACCGGCGAGATGCAGGCGCTAGGCAGTGCCCCCGACGAGACTCCGGAGCCCACGCTGGGCACCGAGCCGACTGCCGACGCCCTCAGCAAGCTCGTGCGCGACGTCCAGGCAACCGGCGTGTCCTTCCAGGGCATGGCCGACCGGGCCGCCAAACGCGGGTACAGCATCAGCAAGCCCTACTTCCAGAAGATCGCCGCAGGCAACGCCACGACCGCCCCCAGCCCCGAACGCCTCAACGCAATCGCCGCCGGGCTTGGTACCCCCACGCGTATCGTGCAGCGCGCCGCCGCGATCCAGTACCTCAACTACCAAGCCACCGAGCTGTCCGGCTACGACGACGACACCCGCATCATCGTCGCCCACCTCGCAGGCAAGAGCCCCGCCGACCGGCGCCGCTGGCGGGCCATGATCGAAGCCGAAGACAGCATCGACGACTAGCAGATCCTCCGTCATTTCGCAGTCCCTTGCGGACATCTGACAGGAAAGACGGACATCGTGCCGACACTTGTCGTTCTACGCACAAAGTCATACCCTTTCCAATCTTGCGCATCTGGAGGCACAGACTCCCAGATGATGGGATGAAGGGGGAGCGTCTTGCTGCGTGCCAAATACGTCCTCAACAACGGCCTCGACCATGAGACTCCAGTCGTGGTGAGAGAATCACGAGGAATGGTTCGGGTCGAGCTGTCGCCCACCGAGTTCTCCCCGGCCGCCTGCGCCGCCCTGAACGCCGCCACCGAGCAACTCCTCGCCGGCGGCCAGTGGTTCCAGATCTGGCACGGGGAGATCGTGTCGATGGAGTCGCCCGAGGACGCGCGTCAGGGAGGCACTGTTGCCCGGATACATCGAGGACCGGTGGTACACGAAGCGTCCTGATCCGGAGACGGGGAAGCGACGCAAGACCGCCCGCTACGGGCAGGGGAAGCGCTGGCGGGTCGCTGGAATCCCGGGCGTCCGGGGCCGGTCGTTCACCAACCTGGAGGGCCCCGGCGGGGCGAAGGCGTGGCTCAAGGCCAGCGCCACCGACACCACCCGCGGCGCCTACTACGACCCGCGCGACGGCCAGATGACACTGCGCGAATACGTCGAACAGCACTGGTGGCCACACCTGCGGAAGCCGCCGACGACCAGGCAGTCCATGAAGTCCCGGGTGTTCAAGCACATCCTCCCCCACGTCGGGCACCTGCCGCTCAACCGCATCGGCCACGACGAGATCCGCGCCTGGCAGACAGCCGCCGAGAAGAACATCGACGTCGGCACCCTGTCCGTGACCTGGGCGCACTTCTCCTCCATCATGCAGGCCGCACACAAGGCCAAACGCATCCCGGTCAACCCGTTCCGAGACGACGACCTGAAGGCGCCGCGGACCTCGGCGTCGAAGGCGAAAGCGTGGCCGTTGCCGACGTTCACTGCTGTGCGCGGCGAGCTTTCGCCCCGATACCAGGTGCTTGCCGACCTGGGGGCCGGCGCCGGGTTGCGGCAGGGTGAGTGCTTCGGGTTCTCACCCGACGACATCGATGGGGACGCAATCCATGTGACGCGGCAGATCGTTGTGGTCAGGGGGCGGATGGGGTTCGCACCACCAAAGGGCGGCAAGGAGCGCGACGCGCCGTGCTTCCCGGAGTTGGCCCAGGCGGTGAAACTGCACGCGGAGCAGTGGCCGAGCGTTGAGGTGACGCTTCCATGGGTGGATCCTCGGCGTCCGAGCCTGGCGTGGGAGGATCGGCCGACGCGGACGGTGCGGCTGCTGGTGACCACGCAGCACACGTCGGGGATCAACGGTGGGGCGATCAACCGCACGACGTTCGACGACAGACAGTGGAAGCCGTCCCTCGTGCGGGCCGGCGTCCTGCCGGAGCCCGAGCGCATCAAGGTGCAGGGCAAGGGCGCCAAGCCGTGGACGCAGGTGAAGTGGAACATGCCCAGGGAGGACGGCTTCCACGTACTGCGGCACACGTTCGCGAGCGTGGTGCTGGCCGAGGGTGAGACGATTACCCAGCTCGCCGCATGGCTGGGGCATTCCGACCCGGCGTTCACGCTCCGGACCTACGTGCACTTCATGCCGTCGTCGGGGCGTCGTGGCATCGAGGCGCTGGGGCGGATGTTGAGCGCCGGGGGTCTCCCGGGCTCGCCTGCTCCGCATTCTCCCCAGATTCTCCCCGAAGCCTGAGTTGATCTTCCCGGCCGAGTTGTTCAGGTGGTCGCAGCGCGCGTGGGATGGGCGGACGGGGGCTTCCCACTCCCCCATCCGCCCTGGCCACGGCGTCAGGGGGTGTAGACGGTGGGGCGGGGCGCGGTGGGCATGTTGTTGCCGATGAAGAAGCTGGGGTGCGGGGGCTGGTTGTAGGCGGTGTTCTGTATGCGGGG